TGGTGGTGGAATTAATACCGGAGCTGGTACTATAACCCTTGTTGGTGGTGACATTGACATGAGTGCTGCGCCTGGTAACATCGAAGGTGGTGGTGTTGCAAACCTTCTTAACTTTGATAACGTCACCGCAAACAGTAAGTCGTTTGATATTCCTCACCCAACAAAAGAAGGATGGAGATTGAGATACGGTAACTTGGAAGGTCCTGAACACGGAGTTTACTTCAGAGGACACGCAACAAGTAAAGTGATTGAACTCCCTGATTATTGGATAGGACTTGTTCACGACACAGATTGGACAGTTCAACTTACACCAATCTCAGGACCTTGTGTTCACTGGGTTGAGAAGATTGAAAACAATAAGGTTTACATTAACTGTCAAGATGGAACACCAAATTGTTACTTCACAGTCTTCGCAGAACGTAAGGATGTATCTAAAGTTCTGTTGGAATACAAACCGATAAAAGAATAAAGATTATAAAAGAAAAGGGGGTTGAAAAACCCCCTTTTTTATTTAACGATTGTCAATATAAATAATAACTTCATTATAATACTCTATAAAATGTTCGTTCCATAAGTCCCATTTTATATCAAAACCATCAATAGAGTATATTTCAAATTTTTTAAATTTAGTTAAGTAGTTGTCTCTAAAATTTCTAAATTTATTCTTATTCAGTGGGGTATTCAAATGCCACTCACCTGTAATTTTTTTCACATTCAAAAGAATATACTCAATATTCTCATCGTTGAATATATCGTATTCACCACCTTCACAATCAGTTTTCATAAAATCTATCTTACCCAATGAATATAAATCTATAAATGTTGAGAATTTAATAGACTCCATTTCATTTTCCCCACCAAAAAGTTGTGAATTTTCAATAATATTATTTTCGGGTCCAATCCCTTTGAATATTTGAGTTACAGGATTACCTATAGTGTTTTTAACTAAAGTTTTAAACTCTTTTTTACTTGGCTCAAAACAAAAAACGTGTTTTGGATTTTTATGTAAAATTGAATATGTGAAAGGACCAAGACTTGCCCCGATATCTAAAACAATATCACTTGGTTCCACTTCAAAAAATCTTTCATAAATCCTCCATTCAAAAATTTCAGATATTAAAGAATTCTTATGAAACTCACTTATATGAATTGCAGAACCATCTTGATTTATGTGCCAAAGATATTGTGTCTCACCATCAACGTCGTATTCAACAGGATTACTCATCCAACCCCAATCAAAATTTGAAATATCTATCATATTGGTAAACTATTGAACACTGTTAATGGTGAAATAGACTTTTCACAAATGTGTTGTTTATCCGTTCCTTTCCAAACAGGACACCAATCCCAATCACCTGGGTCAAACTTAAAGTTGGTATTTGCCCAACAAGAGTTACAAGCGTTTTCGTTGATTATTCTTGTGATGTTGGTTTGAAACTCGTGGTGTTTGGGGGTGAATCCACTAATCATTACGGTATGTTTACCAACACCCCAATTCATCCAAGCCATGCCTGAACTTGGGGATACTAAGAATTCTGAATGATAAAGGATGTTAAGTGCATCATTGAGAGATTTTCCGTAAATACATTTCGCACCTTTAACAGAGTATGGTTTTGTTGTAAGAATTACAACTTCATAACCTTTTTTAATTAATTGGTCTGTTAAGTAACACCATCCTTCATAAGTCCATTCTTTACAACCCGCTGTTGATTCGGGAGCCAAGACAACGTATTTGTTTTTGAATGGTCTTTCCTTTACATCAAAGAAAATACCATAATTACGTTCAACATAATCAAGACCTAAAATATCTGTTGCGGTTTGTTGAAGTGGTAGTGTTTGAATATAGTTCGGATAACTGTCTAACTTATTCCATTTTCCTTCTTCAGACATAAACCAACCAACTCTATAAAGTGCGTGACAGTTTGTAGAACGTCCTGGTTCAATAAATTCAATACTTTCATAGTTAGGGTTATTTTTAAACCAACTATTGTGGAAGGTACTCAAAACTACCTGACAGTTATGTTTTTTCTGAAATTCTATTGCATATGGTGCCCAAGCAATTGTATCACCAATTGATTTTGATTCAAATGAAATAAGAACTCTTTTTCCTGTTAAATCAAGTTCCCCAACAATTTTACCATTAACTCTAATCCTCCACTTTGTATAATATTTTCTACCACATTGAACCCAATGATTGTTTTTCATGGTATGAGAATGAATTACATTATCTTTCTCATCTAAAAACTCAACAAAATAAGTTCTATCTTCATCACCTGATATATCAACCTTTGGGCCGTCAAGATAAAAAACAGAAATTTTATTATTGTCAACGTCGGTCTTTTTATGGTTTTTCATGAACTCAACAACGGTATTATAACCGATTTCACCAATTCTTTCCCAAGAGAATTCTTTATGAATCTCAATAGCATCTTTAATTGCGTCTAATTTACATTGTTTGTAATTTTTATAAACAAACCTCATCTTTTCTGATAAATCATTGAAATCAGGTTCATAATAGTTTCCTGGTAAATCGCTCATTGTGTATCTACCGTAGTCATTTGAATTCGCCGGTTTTTCACCAATAATCTTTACAGGAATACCCTTACCTTCGGCAAACTCCATTTGAGCGCAACACTCAGAATAAATTGACGGGGTACCACAAGCCATGGCTTCGATAAGTGGTAAGTTCCATCCTTCAGACCTTGCACAAGAAACAAACACGTGACCTGTTTTAAGGTATTTGATATAATCTTCTCTTGTTGGGAAGTGAATCATTTTGATTCTTGGGTCAGTTAGACCGTAAGCCTCCAATCGTTCCTCAGTGGTTTTATAACCATCCATTTCTTCACCCCACATATTGTCAATCGACACAACCAAATCTACGGGTTCGTCAGGTGAGAACGTCTTTAAGAATGTTTGAATTATTTCCTTGGTTGATTTTCTGTAATCCCAACGACCAAACAATAGAAACTTGAACCGACCATCATTATATTGTTCCAACTTTTCAACTTCTTCAGGAAAGAATGTATGAATATCAACACCTTCAGGTACAACTTTAACTTTGTTTGGGTTAGCGCCTTGGTTGATAGTACATTCTCTTTGCCATTTACTTGGAACCCAAATCTCGTCGTACTTTAAAAGTTCGTTGAAGAACTCTTCAGGTTGTAAAGTTGATTCCCAAACGTTATACGCTATTTTTGGACCAACATAATCTTGATAGAAGATATGATGGTTTGTTTCACTTAATACAATGTTAACGTCTTGAAAAAACTCTTTTGACTTGTCAGGGTAAATTAGAAAGTCCTCTAACTTACCTTCAGAGTTATACAAAATCTGTTTGTATAACATTGATTTATCGACATCATTAATGTAAGGTTCGTTATCATGGGGGGTTAAGTTATAACCATTCCAACTGTTACCAACAGTAAAGTTTCTTACTTTAACTTTTGTGTGTTTTGATAGTTCTCTTAAAAAATCTCTTGTGTGGTTATTATACCCTGTTGTTCCGATGTAAGACCCATGAACATAAATTTTTGGTTTTTCCATATAAAGTGTTAAGTTGATTATTGAAAATATATTATTTTATTCTATTTTTTCAACATATGGCAAATGGTATTTATAAAATTACAGAAGATTTTGAGAAAGCTCTTTCAGATTATACGGGTGCACCATATGTGATTACCGTAGATAATATGAGTAATGCTTTGTTTTTGGCGTTGTATTATGAAAAAAACGTTAAAAAAAGTATTACTGATGATAAAGTAGGAATTCCTTGTAGAACATATCCTTCGGTTCCGTGTGAGATTATTCATGCGGGTCTTAAAGTTGATTTTGAACCTATTGAAGGTAAAACAATTAAAGGTATGTACCAACTCAAGGGAAGTAATGTTTGGGATTCGGCATTAAGTTTTACAGCTGATATGTATAAACCAAACCAACACATTTGTGTTTCATTCACAGGTCCTTACAAACATTTCAAATTAAGTAAGGGTGGTGCAATATTGACAGATAGTCTTGAGGCGTATCACTGGTTTAAAAGAGCGAGATATAGTGGAAGACGTGAATGTTCTTATCATGACGATTACTTAGATATGATAGGGTGGAACTTCTACATGATGCCTGAATTGGCTGCAAGAGGATTACTTCTTATGAACCAATTCTACAATCTTGATGGTAGTAAAAAACATAACGAGGATTTGGAATTACCATATCCTGATTTATCAAAGTTTGATGTTTATAAACAATGAAAAAAGCTTTGATTGGGTATGGGGGACACGCTCGTGAGGTTATGGCTCAAATGGGAGTTAAACTTACTTGTTTTGTTGACGATGAATATGTTGTTGAAGGAACACTACCATTATCAAAGTTTAACCCAAAAAAATATGCTTTGATGGTTGCAGTTGCAGACTCAAAGGATAGGTTTGATATAGTTCAAAGATTACCAAAAGAAACAAAATATTTTACTTGGATTCACCCAACTGCTTTAATCATGAGTGATGATGTTGAAATTGGTGAAGGTAGTTTTATAGGTGCTCATTCAATCTTAACAACTAATATAAAAATAGGTAAACATGCGTTACTAAATAGAGGTAACCATATTGGTCACGATTGTGAAATTGGTAATTATTTTAGTGCGATGCCAGGAGCAATTGTTTCAGGTAATGTTACAATTCATGATTTAGTTTATATGGGTAATAATTCATCAATTAAGGAAAAATTATCAATTCATTCATTAACAACTATAGGTATGAATGGTGCGGTTGTTAAAGACATAGAAGAACTAGGAATTTATGTCGGTGTCCCAACAAAAAAAATATTATAATGAAAGATTTAATCTTAATTACCGCTTATTGTCCTGACGAACATAGAGAAAATATTCTAAGAAATTTAGTAAATTCACTCTTAAAATTTAAAGATACTTTTGATACTTTAATTGTTAGTCATACACCAATCCCTTTTGATATTCAAAATAAAGTTAATTATTGTTTTTATGATAGTAAAAATGAGATACTTACTGATTGGGATTTACTTAACCAACCTTGGTTTAATCCAAATAATGAAAGAAGAATTCAGTCTTCATTTTTAACTGGAAAAAATACACATCTTGCAATATGGAGAATGATGATATTGGGATTTTCGTTAGCAAAAAATATGGGATATAACAAAGTTCACCACATTGAGTACGATTGTAATATTGAAAACATTGAAGAGTTTAAAAATAACTCTGTATTATTAGATGAATTTGATTCTGTAATTTATATTGATAGTAGAGAAAATGTTGATGACATTTTATTCGGAAGTTTCCAATCATATTTGTTACCAACATTAGATAAGTTTCTGATTAATTTAGATGAGGGAAAAATAGTTGAGATGATTAGACAATCAGAAACTAAATCACCTGAATTGATGCTTCAGAAAATATTGGAAGATAGTGGAAAAGTTTTTAAAAAAGACAGACATAGTCTCGAAGTAAATGGAAATAAATTCGGTATAATTGATGGACAAGTTGGTGTTAAGTTTATACCATGGGCGGTACCTTTTTACGATAAATTAAACGATACTATTGGATTTGTTGTTTGGAATACAAAAAATCAAAATGGTGTTGAACACATTATAATTCTTAATAATGATAGGATTGTTAATATACCAACAACATTATTAAACCATTGGAGATTAGTTAATTTAGGTAATGTAAATGAAATCCAAAGTATATTAATAATTGAAAATGGTGAAATTAGAAATAAATTTAAATTAAATAGTAATGAAGAAATTGATATCTTCAAAAAAAGTAGTTTCAGATATAAAGAATCATTTCAAATATGAATATAGAAAACATACATCTTTGGCATGCAGATAGGGGTACCTATTTTGACCGACATGTAAACATAATTTCATGGAGTGACCAATACAATGTTAGGGTTGGTAAATACAATTCAATTGGTAGGGATTGTAATTTTTTCTTACACGCTAATCACAGACCTGACTGGGTTACAACCTCATCACAACTTTGGGGTCCTGTAAATCACGAGATTGCTCAAATGCATATGGATATGGGCCACCCATCCTGCAAAGGTGACATTATTATTGAAAATGACGTATGGATTGGTGCTAACTCAACGATTATGTCAGGTATAAAAATTGGTAATGGTGCTATAGTGGCGGCTGGTTCTACAGTTACTAAAGATGTTCCTCCATACGCAATTGTTGCCGGTAATCCTGCTAAAGTTGTTAAGTATAGATTTACCGAAGAGCAAATTGAAAAACTATTATCAATTTCTTGGTGGGATTGGGATGAACAAAAAATTAGAGACAATGCAATGGATATGTGGTCCGATGATATAGATGGGTTTATTAATAAGTTTTATGGAAATTAAAAAAATAATATTTGCAAGTGATGACTCTTATTTCTTAGAGTTTTGGCCAATTCAGGCTAAATTGTGTCGAGAAATATTTGGTTGGGAACCAGTCCTTTTTAAAATTTCTGATGAAGATAGTGAGTTCTATGATGATGGAAACGGATTGGTAAAAAATGTTAAATTTGTTGAAGGAATACACACAGCAATTCAAGCCTGTACCGTTAGAATGTTCGGTACCAAATACTTTCCTGATGATGTTTGTATTTGTGGTGATTTAGATATGTTGATGATTAATAAAAATTATTTTGTCGAACAACTAAAACACTACTCAGAAGATTCTTTAGTTATCATGTCGAGTGATGCATATGACTTAAGCAGACCTGAATCAAATGACTTGTTTCAAGAAGAACCACTACCATTCAAACAAGAGATGTATGGTTATATCTACAACGCAGGTAAGGGTAAAACTTTTACAAAAATTTTAAATTCTGATTGTTCTTTTGACGAATTTATGAATAGACACTCAAACTACAAAGATGGTTATAAAATTATGTGGTTGATTGATGAGTTCTATTTTTCAGATTGTGTAAATACCAATCAACACGATGTTGAAATCATCAAATTAAAACGAGGGCATTATAGTAAATTTTTAACCCCAAGGAGAATTGAAAGACATAACTTTCCTGTAGAATTAAAATGGGACGGTGAAATAGAAAACCAAAAAAAATATGGGGTGTATGATTTAGATAAGTTGAAACAAGGTTTTTATATTGATGTTAATTGTGTTAGACCTTACAGTGATTATAAAGATGCTATTGATGAGGTTGTAAATATTATTCTTGAAAATCAGAACAATAGTGATATGTATGGTCTGGGTCTAAAATACAATACAGACAAAGTATTGGAACATAGATATGATAGAATTTATGAAAAGTTTTTGGAACCATTAAGTAATAAAAAAATAAAATTATTTGAAATTGGTTCTGGTAGCGAAGCGGCGTCTTTTAGAATGTGGATTGAATATTTTAAAAACGGTATGATTTACGCTATGGATATCTCTGAAGAAAGAAATCAAGAAAGAGGTATTATGTATAAAGGTGACCAAAGTAAAATCGAAGACTTGGAAAGAATGTTTAATTTGATAGGTCAGTGTGATGTTATTATTGATGACGGAAGTCACCAACCACAACACCAAATAGAAACATTTAATTACCTATTTGAAAATATGTTAAAAGAAGGTGGAGTTTACATCATTGAAGATATTGAATGTAACTATTGGAATCCCAAAGAAACCATATATGGATATGAGATTGGTAATTATAATGTTATTGATTATTTTTCTTCAGTCCCACACAAAATAAACTCTAACTTTAGTAGGGTTAAAAATCACCAAAATATTGAATCAATTACGCATTATAAGAATTGTATTATTATAACTAAAAAAAGTGTTGAAGAAATTTTAGGTGTTAAAAAAGATTATAGATTTGGATTTATGTTATGAAAAAAATAGTTTTAATTAGTACATATTGTGACACAATAGAAAAAATTGAAATTCTAAAAGAAAATATTATTAAAATAAAATCTTTTGGATTAGATGTTTTAGTAATAAGTCCATTAACATTACCATCAGAAATTATTGAATTGTCTGATTTTGTTTTCTTTACTAAAGAAAATCCTTTATTGCTTTGGCCTGTTCGTTCTTTTACTTTTTGGAAGTCAGTCTATACTGATGAAGGGTGGGTTAAAATGCACCACAATTTGGCGGATTATGGATGGGCTGGATTATACCAAGTTAAAAAGTTATCTCAAATTGCATTATCTTATGATTATGACATTTTTTATCATATGATATATGACTTAGTAATTGATGACGTTGTAGAAAACGAACTAACTAACGACACTACAAATATCATCCACCCAAGAAGAGACCCACATAATCCTGATACGTTATGGGAAACAACTTTACACTTTATGGTTTTTGATAGACCTATGATGGAAAAAATTGTTAGTGAAATAGAACTTGATGAGTATTTGAGAACAAATGGTGTCGCAGAAGGTGAAGTTTTAAAATGGAAAAATAAATACAATATACCAACATCAAACCAACCCGTTAAAGACCTAATTTATTATTGGGAGGACACAGATTTTTTTAATTACTCTAAGAATGAGAAGTATAAATTATACTTTAATAAGAACGATGATGGGGAAATTTGGTTAGAAGATGGACCAACAAAAGGATGGATTAACGGTAAATTAAAAATTTTCTTCTATGATGTCAAAGAAAATATTGATTTTAGTTTAAATATTAACGGAGATACACATAACTTCAAGATTAATGACACGGTGGTAATTGAATTAGATTACGACTCAACTAAAATAGATGAATTTGTAATTTTTGATGGTGAAATGACTTATGATTATTCGGATACCATAAAAAAAACAAATCGTAACATATTTTACTACGATGAAATACCTTTTGAAATAGATTACTCACACGAAATACGTATAAACACTAAAGATTTGATTAGAGTATTTAATAAAGATAAACTACCATTTTCATTTGAATTTAAAAGACAAATTAACCAGCGTAAAATTTGGGATGTAAAATTATATTCAGATTCTTGGGCAACATTTCCTGATACTGAAATTGTCGATGTTGTTGTCAAAGACAATCAAGATGAACTGGTGTATCATAGAAAATGGGATGTAAATACTGATGGTGATTTTATTTACAAAAAGTTGTGGAACTATTGTAAAAACAAAGAAAAATCTAAAGGTGTTGTTGTTGGAACTCATAATGGTGAATTTGGTGAATGGGTTCCTGTTGCGATTGATAAGTTATCCGAAATAACACTTATTGAGGTTAGTAAAAAACAATTCAATGAGTTAATTAAAAATTACTCGTCATTTGAGAATCTAAAATTTATAAATCAACTAGTTACTAAAGATGGAACTGATACGGTCTTTTACGAAGGTGGTAAAGGGTATACAAACACTGTTGTAAAAAGAGTTATTGATTATTGGGAGACAGAACCAATAACTGAAACTGTTAGAGAATCAATTAAATTTTCTGAATTAATAACACCTGATGTTAATTGGGTTCACACTGATGTGGAAGGTATTGATTTTGAATTAATAATGTCATTAACGGATGAACAATTATCACATCTTGACATTATTATTTATGAATATAATAACTCAAGTGACAAGGAGAGAGAATTGATTAATAACTTTTTAATTGAAAAGGGATTTCAAACCTATAGAGAAAAAGGTGTCTCAATTGCCTTTAAGAAATAACCTCTATTGATGTCCTACCATCGTTCCAATAGTTAACATCACCATACCAAACAAAAATTTCTTCTTCTGGTTCAATATCACGATGTGCAACAAATTTAAATGTTCTTGTTTCGTTATCTGAAAACCAATAAGCGTTTGGACTTTCACTGTGATTATAAAGACTACCGAACCCTAAAGAAATAACTTGTTCTTTCCAATCTGAAGTTCCCGATGGCCAATTGAATCTATAGTCAATAAACAAAGGACTTACTTCACCGAATTTCATTGGTAGTGACAAAATTGGACATACTTCAAAAATTTCATCTTTGTTAATTTTTTCACTTGCAAAAACACCTAATCCGTGTACAGGTGAATTTTTTACATAAATTTTTTGGGGAGGGTGAATATTCAATGTCATAATATTACTTTTTTAAAAAAATAGTTTATAATTATGTTATTGAAAATAGATTATGAAAAAAGTTATTGTTACAGGAACAAGAGGTTTCATCGGGAAATCATTAGCATTTCAACTTGAAAGAGATGGTTATTTAGTCACTCAATTTGATGATTCATATTTTTTAAACTTAAATTGGGGTGAAAAATTATTACAAATACTTGAAAGTATGAATTATGATGCGGTATTCCATGTTGGAGCGTGTTCAGATACTTTAGAAACCAATGTTGATTATATGATGACTCGTAATTACGAATCAACTAAAATCATAATGGATTGGTGTGTTAAGAATAACAAACCAATGATTTACTCATCATCTGCTGCGAATTATGGAACTAATAATTTATATCCATCAAACTTATATGGTTGGAGTAAATATGTTGGTGAGGGATATGTAATATCCAATGGAGGCATTGCTCTTAGATATTTCAATGTCTATGGACCAGGAGAAGAAGACAAAGGTAAAATGGCGTCCGTTGCTTATCAGATGTTTATAAAGAATACTAAAGGTGAAAAAATAACACTGTTCCCGAAAAAACCACAAAGAGATTTTGTTTACATCAAAGATATTGTTTCAGCCAACATTCATGCGTTGGAAAACTATGAAGAATTGGGTAGTAAATACTATGAAGTAGGTAGTGGTACCGCAAGAACCTTTGAAGATGTCCTTAATAATATGGGTATTGAATATGGTTATACATCAGAAGATGTAATTCCAAATGGATATCAATTCTATACGTGTAGTAATAAATCAAAATGGATGAATGGTTGGGAATCCAAGTGGGATTTAGAAATGGGAATAAAAGATTACAAAGAATATCTTGAGAAAAAATGAGAATGTACGAAACAATGGCATTAAGCCGTTCAGGACACCACTCAATTAAAAATTGGATTATTAGAAATTTAGTTGGTTTCCAATTAGAGTGGAAATTCAAAATGATTAATGCTTCAGGAACTAATTTTTTTCATTTAGGTGAGGCAAACCACGATATACCATTAAGTTTTAAATTTTTAGATGAACATAAAGAATCTATTGGTTTAATTTTTGTCAATTATGAAGACGCTCCTTATGATTATACTATCTTTAATGAAGATAGAATTTATAAGGCACCATTATCACTTGAAAAAAGAAACGAATATAATATAGACCATTTAGGTCGGGTTTGTTTTTTAAGAGATTTTTATAATAATTTATCATCACGTATTCGTTCAAATGAGAGAACCATTTTTACAAAATGGGACACTCAAGAACCACATCTTTTTAAAGTTGATGAGATATTCATTGAACGTTGGAAGAGTCATGCAAGGGCTTGTGCAAACAACCAAGTATCTTTTTTAAAGTTTGAAGATTGGATTAGTAATAAAGAAGTTCGTGATAAATTTTTGTTTGAAACTTTTGGTGTCAAAGACCATTATGGGTTAGACGGTATTAAAGGAAGTCAAAGTTCTTTTCAAACATGGGATAAAGTTGAAGAAAGATATCATGAATTAAACTTAAGTGATAAGATGAAAGACTTGATTTCATCTGATGATGAATTACATCATTTAATTAGTGACTTAGGTTATAAAAAAATAAATTTGTAAAATGGAAAAACCAAAGGTAATTAACGCAATTGAATGTGAAGGGTGTAATGTTCCCAAAGGATGGGGACATGAAGTGATATTCGTGAATAACGAATTATATTGTGGTAAACTATTAGTGTTCAAAAAAGGTGCGAAATTTTCAATGCACTACCACCTAATAAAAGATGAGACTTGGTATGTTGATGAAGGTGAATTTATCTATAGATGGATAGACACCAAAACCGCTGAAGTCATTGAGCAACATTTAAAAGTTGGTGATACTGTAAGACAATTACCAGGTCAACCACACCAGTTGGAGGCTTTGACCGATGGAACCGTATTTGAAGTGTCAACACAACATTTTGATTCTGATTCTTATCGCGTATGGAAGGGAGACAGTCAACCGAAATAAAGGTTTGGGTTAATGGTTCTTTTGATGTTCTTCACAGAGGGCACATTGAACTCATTCAATTTGCGTCAAAGTTTGGTACTTTAAGAGTAGGGATTGACACTGATGAAAGAATAAAAGAATTTAAGGGACATAATAGACCCTTCAATTCTTTTGAGGACAGAGAATATTTTATGTCTAAGATTAAAGGTGTTAATAGTGTGGTTGGATTTGGAACAAGGGAAGAACTTGAAAGACAAATTAAAGAATGGAATCCTGATATCTTAGTTGTTGGTAGTGAATACGAAACTAAAGAAGTTATTGGTGGTCAGTTCGCAAAACAAGTTATCTTTTTTCCAAAAGTAGGAGAGTTCTCTACAACAAAAATATTGAGAGATAGATGAAAATTAATGAGATACCAGTAATATTACATTCAATGGATTCATATTCCAAATTTTGGAATCCATGGTATCACTTATTTAATTTACATTGTAAAAATCACGGACCAATTATCTTTTTATCTGAAGAAAAAGAACCTGATTTTGTGAATGATGTTACTCACATTAAAACTGGTAAAGGTGAGTGGGGTGAAAGACTATTAATTGCTTTAGAACAAATTGAATCTGAACTTGTATTTTATATGCAAGAGGATTTTTGGTGTATTAAAGATTTTGAATTAAAGGATAATATTCTTGAAATGTTTGAAGAATATAAAATGGACCAATTACATATTAAGGAAAATATTAATCTAATAAAAACCATTAAAATTAAAGATAATTTATTAAAGTTTGCTCAAGATTCTGAATATACTCAGAACCATCAATTTGGTCTTTGGAGAAAAAGTAAATTAAAAGATAATGTTTTACCTAACGAGAATCCTTGGGAAAATGAAATAAATGGTAGTATTCGTTTGAATAAAAATCCACATAATATTTATCTATTAGATTATCACTGGTATATTAGTGTTTGTCGTAGAGGTGAAATAATGCCTCGGGGACAAAAAATTATTGAAAAATATGGTATCAACTTCTAACCTGAATTACATTACACCAAACAAAACTATTGAGGAAACAATTGGGATTATTAAAGATAAAATCTTAAATAAAACACCGTTTGCATTAACAAGATTTGGTGATGGTGAAATTTATATTTTAAACCGTTCAGGTGGTGGTGGTTTTGAGGAAAAAAATTGCAAACTTTGGGGATATAAATACCCTCAAGAAGTTAATCAATTTTATGGTGATGCTGGTGATATAATAAAAAACGCTTTTGTTAAATCCGACATAATTGGGTTGATGGACCCGAAGACAAAAATTGTTAATATTGCGTACAATTACAATACTTGGTCTATTGAAAAGTTTAAAGCTGAGTTGTGGGGAACTAATTTAAAAAACATACAAGTATGTGACCACATGATTGCACGTAGTCCACAACTTGGGAATGTTAATCAATTAAAAGACATACTTGATGGTGTATCTGTAAACATTGTCTCACCTAATACCGAATTATTATCAACAAAAAAACTTGAAGAAAAGTTACAAACAACTGTAAACTTTACAACACACTCTAAAGAGATTAACTTTAGAAATAGAGATGAGTTTTTAAAATCTTTTGAGAATATTAAAGAAGATGTTGTGTTGTTAGGTGTTGGTTTACAAAAAGATTATGGGGTAATTCTCAGAGATGAGTTTGGTAAGATAGCTCTTGACATGGGAGCAACTATGGATGCTTGGGCTGGCATAATAAGTAGACCTTGGTTTAATAAAGGTCAATCTCAAGAATATTTGTTAATGTAATGGCAAAAATTTTAGTTATAGGTGAACTTTGTGTTGACCGATTTGTGTATTGTGAAATAAAAAGATTGTGTCCTGAGGCACCTGTTCCGGTATTGAACCCGATTCAAACAACCACCAACAATGGTATGGCGGGTAATGTTGTTGAAAACTTAAAAACTCTATTACCTGAGGGTGATATTGTTCATTGGTATCAACACAATAAAATTGAAAAAACAAGATATGTTGAGAAAAAAAGTAATCAAATGATTACACGTGTTGATGAGGGTGAATTACAACCATGTGAAAGTTTGAATTTTCTTTCACCTGAACAGAAAAAAACTATCATGGAATCCGATGTTGTTATAATAAGTGATTATAATAAGGGATATGTTAGTGAACAAATGATTCGTGATATAAGTAAAATTGCTAGTTTATCTATTTTAGATACTAAGAAGAAATTGAGTTGGGATATTATTGAAAATATTTCTTTTGTCAAACAAAATGAAATAGAATATAATAACAATAAAAATTTGGTTGACGAACATCCCGATAAATTTATAATAACTTTGGGTTCTAAAGGAGCGATGTATATGGGTAGTATTTATAGGTCACCAAAACCACAAGATACTATAGATGTTAGTGGCGCTGGTGATACTTTTGTTGCATCATTTGTATCCTACTATATCAAAACAAATGACTTAATTCAATCAATATCTTTTGCAAACGAGGTTTGTTCAGATGTGGTAAGTAAAAAAGGAGTATCCTTACCCGATGAGAAATTTAAGATTTCTTTTTGATTGTTTTTTCAGGAGATTTTGTTTCTAACATCTCCATTAACTTTAGTGATTTTTTATAATTCTCCTCAAGTTTGTCCAACTCTTTTAATGGAACATTATTTTCACATGCTGAGAGATATCTATCCTCAGCCTCCTCAATTACTTTCTTGATTGTTTTTAAAAGTCTCACAATTATAAATATATTGAAGAATTCCTTTATTAATCTCATAATAACTATATCTTTTTTTGATGAAAAATATCATTTGGGTATTTATTAGGTAGAGATTTCTTAGATGGCAACCGCATATATTCAATTACAGTGTTGTAAAAACCCTTTTAATATTGTTACTCTTAACAGTGTATCAAGTCCGTTATATCCATCGGGAATTATTTCTGTTGGTGATGTTTTCAGGGCTGTAGGCGGCGGTGGTGTTTGTTTTGAGATTGTATACGGACCATCTTTAGTTAATCCTGGTTCTGGAAATAGTACTTTTGTTGGAACAGTAACATCATTACAGTTAGTCGCAACTGATTGTACTGACCCTGCGTGTGGTCTTGGTGCATGTTCATTGGCGGTTACTTTAATTCCTTCACCAACACCAACACCAACTCAAACAAAAACACCTACTGTAACACCAACAAGAACACCAACAAGAACACCAACAACAACACCTTCAGTTACACCCACTCAAACAAAAACGCCAACTGTAACACCAACGGTTACAAAAACTCCTACACAAACTCCAACACCAACAATATCTCCTGGACAAACTCTAACTGATGTTTTAGTAGAAGACTGTTGTACTGGTACTGTACAATTAACCATTACGGTACCAAATGCGAGTTCAAGTGTTGGACTTGTATATGATGTTGATGGATGTTGTTTTGAAATTATTTCAGGAACACCAGGGGCTTCTATTGGTGTTTACAAGACTTTTCATAATTCTTGTGTTGAGTGTGAAGGAGTTAATCCTTGTTTTGATTGGACAGCAACGTTAATAGATTGTTGTGATGGTACAAATACATCATCAATTGATGCTGCGGGATGTACGGTACCAATAAATGGTAATGTTATTTCTTATTTAGGCACTTGTTGGGAAGTTCAGAGTGTTACTTTAGGTGGTACAGGTTCTGTTTTAATACAATCTACCGAAATTTTCTCAAATTGTTCTGAGTGTGTTATTTGTCCATCTCCAACACCAACATTAACACCAACACCGACTGAAACACCAACAAATACTCCAACCATCACACCTACCAATACACCAACAAATAGTTTAACACCAACAAATACTCCTACAAATTCACCAACCAATACTCCTACAAATTCACCAACACTTACACCAACAAATACTCCAACCATCACACCTACCAATACACCAACAAATAGTTTAACACCAACAAATACTCCTACAAATTCACCAACCAATACTCCTACAAATTCACCAACACTTACACCAACAAATACTCCTACAAATACACCAACCAATACTCCTACAAATACACCTTCACTTACGCCAACAAGTTCTTTAACACCGTCAGTTACTGTGACACCAACAGAATCCGTAACTCCAACGGTGACTCCTACAAATAGTACTACACCAACCAACACTGTTACCCCAACAATTACACCAACTAATACCATAACTCCAACGTCTTCTGTTACACCAACAGGTACACCACCATTAACGCCATCAACAACACCAACCAATACACCGTCAGTAACTCCGACAGAATCTTTAACACCAACAGTTACTCCAACTAATACAATTACTCCAACTAATACAATAACTCCAACTAATACAATAACTCCAACGTCTTCTGTTACACCAACAGTCACACCATCGGTTACTCCAACAGACACACCAACTTCTACACCTACTAATACACCATCAATTACGGCATCGGTAACTCCATCGGATACACCGACATCAACGCCAACAATTACACCAACTCCAACAGAGTCTGTAACACCAACACATACTCCCACAAATACGCCAACAACGACTCCAACGGTAACTCCTACAAACACGCCTTCTATTACACCAAGTATATCAGTAACTCCAACGGTAACTCCTACGGTTACTCCATCGGAACCTTATGACATTTATTTATTTCAAGATTGTTGTAACCCAAGTAACGTATTTAGATTCCAAAATGTTTCGGGTATTTTAAATGAGGGTGATACCTATGGTATTACAGGACCTTCATTTACAGGGTGTGCGACAGTAATACCATATGTTGCAAGTGGTCCAATTTATAATGCTGTTGGACATACACTTACGTTTTATTTAACTTGTAATGATTGTTTTACGTTACAACCATACGTATGTCCCTCTTTGACACCAACCCCAACTATAACCCCAACCAACACTCCAACAACAACGCCAACTTCAAGTGTTACACCGACACTAACACCTACATCATCAGTTACACCTTCTGTGTCGGTAACTCCTTCGGTTTCTGTTACGCCATCAGTATCTGTTACACCAACAGTTACAAAAACACCAACAGTTACTCCAACAACAACTCCAACCGTTACACCATCAGTATCTATAACACCAAGTGTTTCGGTTACACCAACTATCACACCTTCAGTAACAGATACCCCAACAATTCTTTGTAATTGTTTGGAATATGATATAACAAACACTAGTGACACTACCTTTGCTGAAGTTAGTTACATTGATTGTTATGGAAATGAATTGACCGTTGAATTGGCACCTTTAGAGGTAACAACATATTGTGTTTGTGAAGATACTATAATTGCACCTTCTGAGGTAATTGTGGTTCAAACAGGTATTTGTGTAATTAATCCAACACCAAGTCCAACAAGAACCCCAAATGCTACTCCAACACCAACACCATCGGTGGGTGTGTGTGCAACTACAGAATTTTGCTTGAGAACCAGTCTACCTGATTTGGTAGATTACTCAGGTAACTATGAAATTGGGGGAACATATAACTCAAGATATTATTATACAGGAGATAGTGTTACAACAGGTTACATTTACTACACAGGTTCGTTTTGGTGTTTAAGTGATACTTTGGGTGGTAGTTGTTTATTAGAGGGAGCACACCCATGTTATAATCCTTGTCCTGACATTTCAGCCAACTACTTTACAACAGGAATTTGTCCAACACCAACGCCTTCGCCGATAAATTGTAACACTTTAGATTTTGTTGCGTATTTTGATTGTGACTATGTTCCATATCCATCACCAACACCATCAATAACTTGTGACGTAGTTAATTTTGAATTTACTAAGTTTGCGGTTACGCCAACACCGACACCATCAACACCTACATGTAATACGGGTATTGATTTTGATTTTGAAAGATTCTTACCTGAAACTCCATCACCAACCCCAACATTATCTTTAAGTCCAACAAGAACTGTGGATGTTGCTGGGGCTGTGACATACAGATTTGTGGATGATGCATTTACTTGTGTAACCACAAAAGTATTGAAGGATTGTCAAAGTGACCTTGAGTTCTATACAAATGATTCACTTGTGTTTAGTGGAACACCTTTAGTTGCTGGTACAACATTCTTAGGAGTACTTAACGGGGATATCTTCTGTTTAACTTATGTTAGAAATGATGAGAATTTATCTTCTAACTCAACCGTTAGTGAAGTTAAAGCCATGTATGGTAATTGTGTGGATTGTGAAGTTGCGTTTACACCAACACCAACATTAACACCAACAATGACACCAACACCTTCAATTACACCGACATTAACACCAACACCATCATCAACTAACGTGGCATGGATATATGTATTCCAATCTTGTTCTCAGAATAGTTTTGGATATTCTCAGACAACAGTTCTTCAAACTTCATTTGTTGAATTTGCATTAACACCAACTAAATCATTCAAAGACTCAGAAGGTAATTGTTGGGTATATGTTGGACAATACCAAAGTTACTACCCTGTGGGTAATACCAACATCATAAACTACAGTGGTGATTATTTCGCGGGACTACAAACAGTTGTTTACCAAGATTGTGAAACTTGTGTTGGTTCAACAGGTACTAATAGTCAAATCGCTTGTATTTCTTGGGATGATGCGAATTATAATAATAACTTACCTGACCAGTGTGGAGGATATACAAGAACAGAAAATAAAATAACGGTTACATTATTAAATAACGGAATTCCTGTAGCTGCAACACAAACCGTACAAGTGGTATTTGAAATGGAAACTTTTGACTGTTTAGGTAACAGTACTACTGAACTTACAGTAACAATCCAACAAGGTCAAACAACAGGTTCTAAAGTATACAACTCGTCAACTTGTGATATTTGTCCTTACACTTCATTACCTGATACGGTATCAACAAGTCCTTTGATGGTTAAAAGTATTACACCATCAACAATAACCGAATGTTAAAATGGCAATAAAAGTTACAATCAATTCTCTTACAGGAACGTCACCATATGATGTTTATATCTGTCAAAGTGGTGGTACCTCATGCTTTTACATATCAACTATTGTGACTGGCGATTTACCATACATATTTGATATACCATCACCGTACAACAATGGTGATAGTTACATGGTTAAAGTTGTGGATGATGAAAATTGTGTGATAACAGGTATCACATCAATTGCATATACCGTAACTCCAACACCAACGCCGACTGTTACACCGTCAATAAGTTTAACTCCATCACTCACACCAACAAACACTGTAACACCAACTAGTACTACAACACAAACACCGACACCAACTGTAACCAAAACTTCAACTCCAACCGTTACACCTACTAAAACTTCAACCCCCACGAACTCGTTAACACCTACAGTAACGCCAACAAACTCACTTACTCCAACAACAAGTAAGACACCAACTCCTACAGTTACTCCAACATACACACCAACTAACACACCTTCACAAACAGCGACTCAAACCCCAACCCCAACTGAAACTCCAACTCAAACACCAACATCAACTCAAACACCAACTCCAACAATAACGACAACTTCAACAGTTACAGTAACACCAACAGTAACTCCGACAAATTCTTTAACACCAACTCAAACAATTACACCGAGTATAACAGTAAGTCCATCAGTTACTCCAACAAACACTATTACTCCGACTAGTTCCTTGATTGTTAGTCCTACACCAACATCTTCGGTAACACCTTCAATAACTCCTGAGGCGACTCAATCGCCCACACCAACACCGTCAGTAACACCTGGTCTTAGTCCGAGTACTACACCAACACCAACGGTAACTCCATCAGGAGGACCATTACTTGGTTTTGCGTATGATTTGAATACGAATTTTAACACTCCACCTACCGGTGAAACAGTGTTCTTAAACTACATAACATCAACAGGTATTACAACACCAAATCAATTCGGAATTTCTGATAGAGCGGTTTATTGGAGTTATGTTGACATTAGTGGTACAAGCAGATACAGTTATTATTCCAACTTGTTAACAACAAGTTCTTATTCAATATCATTCTCTCAAAGTGGTGCTACGGCAACTTATAGTGGTAATACAAATAGTTTCGCGGTTGATGGTTCTAACTTCTTCCATGATGAAACAGCACCACTTCAAGCGGGACAACTTGTATTGATTTCGGGTTCACCAATAAATTTTGTTGTTAATCAACCGGTATACATAAAATACCAATAAAATATTATTTATAACTGATGCCAGTTAATATAGAAATAACTACAATTACAGCTAACACACCTTTTGATGTGTATGTTTGTGATGCTTTAAGTGGTAGTTGTACCTATGTCTCAACTGTTGCAAATGCACCATATGTGTTTGAAGTTGATGACACATATGCTACAGAAAATTTTATAATTAAAGTTGTGGACGTTGCTGGTTGTATAGTTTATCATACAGTTGCCATAACACCAACTCCAACGCCCACACAAACGCCAACACCAACTAAGACGGCAACTCCAACACCAACTAAAACGGTGACACCAACTGTTACACCAACTGTATCAACCAGTGTAGTTGCATCACCGACTCCAACGCCAACTAAAACACCTACTCCAACTCCAACTCCATTAGTTTATGGACACACCATAGGTGCTAATTTATATGTTGGTTCTTCAGGTGTTTGTGATGATTCACTTTTGGTGACTCAATACTATACTTATTATGTTGATACACCAACAATACCTGTATTGGGTGCGGAGGTTTATTCAACAAATCTTGGGGGTGTTTTATACAATCCGGTAAATCAAATTAATAGGTGGAGAAAAATGACATTTGGTGCTAATACATACGCGGTACAAATAGATTCAACAGGAATCATAATTGACTTTATTATTTGTCCCTGATGGCTTGTACAACTTGTGTTAGATGGATGGTATGGAATAATTCTGATGTAAATCAGATTTATTATACCTATAATTGTACCACCTTATCTCTTGAAAGTCATGTTATTGGTGCGGGACAATTTTCAAGTGTTTGTGGTTGTTTAGAGAACGGTGCTTACTCAGATTCTGAGGATGTCTATATTGAAAATGGTGGAACAGGTTATATTAATTTTGAGGGTATATTACTTTATCCTTGTGAGGAAACTCCTGAACCTTCGTTTACCCCAAGTCCATTCCCAACAAGAACCCCAAACCACACACCAACACCAACATTAATAGTTTGTGGTTCAGGTTATACAACAGGACAATACTATTATTATGATTGTTGTGGAGTGTTTCAAGAAGGAAACGGAGAAGAAACCGCAATTATTTTTGATTACACAAAGCCATACAACGGTGTTGTTAAATTGGGGGTACCAGCGTCAACGTCTTGTGTAACACCAACACCCACACCTTCAATAACGGCAACAAATACTCTTACACCAACACCGACAAATACAAAGACACCAACACCCACACCAACTTTAACACCTACTCCAACGATTACTCCAAGTAATCAATCCTTTACAAAATTAGCGAACAATTGTGATGTAATTACATTGTTTCCACTTGGGGTTGAATGTTATGGAACCAACCCATCGTCTTCAACAAGTTACGATGGAAAATTATATTTGAGAATAACAGGTGGAACTGCTCCTTATAATATTACTTGGGAGGGTGGACAAAAAACACCATACCTATTTAATTTAGATGGGGGTGAATACACAGTAACTGTTGTTGATTTTTATGGTGATTTTACAGCGACTACAACATGTTCAATGATAGTTCCGTCACCAACACCAACGCCAACACTTACACCAACAAATACACCAACACCATCACCAGTTTATCCAACACTTTGTTTTAATATTATTTGGCAAGAACAAGTTCCTGTTCAAATTGAATTTACACCAAATGGTGTTGTCAATGGTAAACCATCATGGACAAATGGTTCAGGATACAATGTTGTATGGAACCCAACTCAAGGTGTGTGGGTAACGAGTGGATACACAGCATATGGTGGAACACTTAACTCACAATCACCAACAGTACCACCATTGAGTGGTTGGTATTCAGTTGGTTCAGAAATTCCTGCAACTGTTAGTGTTCAGGATGAATCATGTGCAACTGCGGTATTCTTATCGGCACAAATTCTTACAAGTTTGGCAGACTGTGAAGCAGTTTGTAACGGTTCAATCTTAATTAATCCGATTGGAGGAACAGGACCTTACCAATATTCTATTAACAATGGAACAACATACCAAACATCAAACATATTCTCTGATTTGTGTGGTGGAAGTTATAGTGTTGTGGTAAAAGATTCAAATGGTGATGAGTACTCTCAAGTAACAACAGTTGCAAACCAAGCATCGGTTACAACTTATAGTATTGGTGTTCAGAAACTATCAAATCCAATTGGAGTAAATCAAGAGTCAATGACTTGGAAGGTTAATATTATACCACCAATCCCACAAGGTACACAAATCACATTTGATTTGTTAATTAATAACGACCAATTGGTTCAAAGACCTGGTGACGGTATAATTGATTATACAAATGTGGTTAAGAAAAACAACACAACATTAACAACTACACCAGTATCAAGTTCATCAACAACTAATAGACCATATTGTTCACCAAATACACAAACTCAAACCGTTGATGTTTCAACCTATACAACAATTACGATGGGTTATAATGATGTTGTTAGCGGTACATCAGTATCTGACATGGAAGTTACTCTACCAAGAAATGTCCAAGGATGTTCAACAGTTATTAAACAAAATGTGACAGTATCAACCACAAATCAATCTATCTCAGGATGTATTTGTTGTTCAGTTGTGAATAGTGAAGGAACGGCAATAATGCAACATGCTCTTGGGGCTAATCAAGCTGGCGGTGGGGTATAAAATTTCTTTGTAAGTATTTAATATAGATGGCATACATTATCAAAAATACCGCGGGGTTAATCAACACAAGAATCACTGATGTTGGTAGAAGAAATATATCGCAGGGTAATTTCGTAGTATCATATTTTTCAATCGGTGATAGTGAGGTTAATTATACTGCAGTACCGAATTATAATTTAACAAATAATAGTATTTTAATGCCGGCATTTAATGCTCAAAATGATACCGGTTCACCACAATCAAACAAACAAAATATTAAATACCCGTTATATGTTGATGGTACTTCAGGTAACACATATGGTATTCCATTTATGGATGCTCAAGTTGAACCTATTTACAATTCACAATCGCCTTTAGGATTTTTCACAGGTTCATCATATCCCTTCTCAGCACAAACTTCATCGGCCTATACCGTAACATCAAATTATATTGTTGATATGGGAACCTTAACGGGTCAAACAAGTGGTGTAACTATTAATTATGATTTTGCGGCGACCACATCAGGAACACCAAGTATTGGTGATATCATCGTTATGTATTTGGATGGTAATGGTAGTAATACTGGAGAATTCACAACATCACCAATTTTAACTTATCAAATTGTTAGTTTAAACCCTACGACAGGAACTACAGGAACAACAACTTGGAATTTGACTTTGGATAGGTCGGTACCTGATTATTCAAGTTTACCTGGCGGAACCATTGGTAGAGTTTTAATTTACCCTTCAGGAATGACTCAGTTGTATGATACTGTAACACCGGCACCTTATTGGCAAAACGATTCATTTAATTTTGAAAGTCCGTGTGATGTATCCCAACGTGAGATAACACCTATTTGGAATATGAATATTCCATGGAGTGAAAGCCCTGCGGGTGTATTCTCAAACATTTATGAGTCATATCCATATTATGGTTCGGTGGATTATATTGGGACTAAAGAATATTTGGGTTACCAACAAAATAGTGGTCAAACTGATACAAGTTCTACGTTCTACTACAATTCATTTAACGATAAAATTATTGTTGAACCAAGAGAACAAAAAGCCATTGCAATTATTCACTACACAAATCAATCTATTGATAATGTTTATGGTGAGAAATTTGCAACAAATCCGTTTGACCCACAGAACCCAACAACTGACCCAGGATTAGCAAGAAGTTTTAAATTGACAATTCCAACATTGATGTGGCACAAAACCACAGGAACTACAATTGGTGAAGTGTTTTATATTGACCCTCCAGGTTATGACTTGTGTTATCCTCAATACATAAAGTCAACTGAGAATCTTGACATGAATGACCCGGGTATTAGATACTATCATTTATATGATTTAAATGCAAATGCTAATGGTAATTTGAATCGTATTGGTAAAGTCTTCCCTGACCAAGAAATTGTGATTATTGATGATGAGGAAGTTATTGCTGCGATGTCATATAAAGCAAATAGAAATTGGACATTACCCGCACCACAATTAAGTTTATTAACACCAAACTCTTGTTTCACTGATGAGACATCTACAGGTATATTAAATAACGAAGCTGATAAACTATGGTTAACATATAGATTTGATACCACAGGATTCACAGACTCATTACATTGTAATTACTACTCTAAGATTTCAGGACCTATTAAAACTGTTGGTACAATTTCACAGAATGTTGCAGTTAGATTCGGAGATGAGTTTCCGTTTATGGGTGAAGACCCACTAACAGGATTTACCGCAACTTCAATGAAGTTGTTGGTTCAGAAAATATCGGGTGACACAAAACCAAGTGCTACTGCATGGAAAGAAATTGATGTAACAAGTCAGATAACTTTGGTTAATGGATTTATTCCTGTAAGTGGTGTGACAGGTCAAGTGTTCCAAGTATCACTTGAAGATTACACAGGAGCAACAACTTACAACTTGGCAAACTATATTGACTTACCTGAGTTAAATGAACCAAATGTTTTGAACTTTGGTGATGAGTATTTCTTCTATGGTAATTTAGAAACGGATATTCAAGCAACCATTTATGAAATGAAGTATTTGATTAATTTGGGACAAAATCAGTTCACTTCTTCATCAAATCCATCGTATGTGTTAGGTACAAATCCATATATTACGGAAATTGGACTTTACGATTCCGCCAAAGACCTTATAGTTATTTCTAAGCTACAATCTCCCGTTAAAAGACAGGGTATTCAACAGTTTGTAGTGAAGTTAGACTTTTAATATGGCAAAATTCCAAAACACACCAAAAGTACTTGGTTTAGATGTAAGTACTAAAACAATCGGTATTGCACTTTTTGATATACCATCCCAACAATTATTGGAATTAACGCACGTATCACCGGTACCAAAACCAAAGAGTGAAAATAAGATTGAAGAACTAATTCGTAAGAGTGAAATTGTTCGTCAAAAATTAATTGAGTATAAAGATTTTGGTATTACCAAAGTTATTATTGAGGAACCATTGTTGAACTCAAATAATGTTTATACTGTAGGAACTCTTATGAGATACAATACTCTAATCTGTAAAGAGGTTTGGGATGTGTTGGGTGTTATACCTGAACTTATTTCAACTTACAATGCTCGTAAGGCGGCATTTCCTGAATTAGTTCAAAAGAACGATAAGAACAAGTTTGTTTTATTTGGCGGGTATCCCAAAAACGCCGACAAGAAAGAAATCATTTGGCAACAAGTTGCCAAAAAAGAACCACAAATTACTTGGCTCTATACTAAGAACAACACACTTAAGAAAGAAAATTTTGATATGAGCGATTCATATACCTGTGTTCTTGGTTATATGAATACAGAAAAAATTTGGTAGTTTAACAAACTTGGCATACCTTTGAGGTATGAAAAAAGAACTCATTAAGGACCAAAAACTAAACACTCTGATTCAAAAAATAAACAGAAGAGGTGTTATGGTTAGTAACAGTCATGTCGATGGTAAACTTAAAATTAAAAAAGTTCGTAAGTACAAAACCGAATGGAGTTGGGCGCCTTTTTTTCATGAGGTGGACATAATTTTTGAAGGTAAAATTTATGCTAGTGTGGGTAGTGGAAGTAATTGGTTAAGTAGTGAGATTCTTAGTCAAAATGGTATATCCAAGGTTAAACTGAATAAATTTTTTAGAAGGAGACTTGAAGATTCAGTAGAGTCATTTTGTGAGCTTGTTGGTTTGGATGTGAAATCGTATGGTACAATCAAAATCAAAAATATTATTTGGAATTGATAGTGAAGTTTACTATCTTTAAATGATGACTCAAGAAAACGAGGTAATAGTAGAACTTCTCATTGACGTATTAGGTAATGAGAAACAGCACTATGAGTCAAAGGGACAGATATCTTTTGACTGTCCCGTATGTGCCCAAGAAAAGGGTCTTGAGTCTGATGGTAAGGGTAACTTGGAAATCAATTACATCCGAGGGGTTTACAAATGTTGGGCTTGTTCCGAAACTAACGGAACCCAAGGACCCCTCGGTAAGTTACTTGACCATTTTGGAACCAAACAACAAAAGAAGACATACGAACTTATCCGTCCATCTGAAGAGTTTGTTAGAGAAAAACCAAAAGTATGGGCACGACTCCCTGAAGGTTATAAAAAGTTTGAAGACTCTAACATAAGGTTTATACCACACCGTGAGGCGATTACCTATCTTTATTCTCGTGGTATCACTGATGAGATAATTCAGAAATACGACATTGGATATACAGTTACCGGTGATTATGCCTACAGGATTATTGTTCCGTCATATGACATGGATGGCAAATTGAATTACTTTATTGCCAGGGCGTGGACACCAAAGAAAATGAAATACAAAAACCCATCAGTTCCAAAAGATGAAATTATTTTTAACGAAAGTAGAATAGATTGGACAAAAGATGTGTATCTTTGTGAAGGTGTGTTTGACGGTTTCTTTTTACCCAACCCAATCCCTATGCTAGGAAAGATGTTATCTGAGAATTTGTTTACCACCCTATATGAAAAGGTACAGGGTGATATTCATATTTGTTTGGATGGTGACGCTTGGGAGAACGCACTTAGAGTCTATCACAATTTAAATGGTGGACGCTTGTATAATAAAATTAAAATCCTTAAATTGCCGAAGGATAAGGACGTATGTGACTTAAAAGGCAAGATTGACGAATACTACTACGAAATAAAATGATAAACCTAAACGAGACTGCGGAAGACATCCGTTTGATTATTGAGAAGAAACGAGAAGAATTTGGATTAGAGTTCTTTGAAGATGAACACAAATACTTGATGAAAGATTTGGATGGTAACGTCCGTGATAACTTCCCATCAGTATCAAAGGTGTTAAAGAAGTTTTATGATGAGTTCCCAACTGAAGAAGCTGCTTTGAAAAAGGCTGGTGGTGATTACATTGAATCCGAACGTTTGATGGAAGAGTGGAAACAACTTGGACTTGAATCCACCAACTTGGGAAGTAGAACTCACTTTCATTTGGAAACTGAGACCATCGCCCGAAATGGGGGTTATAAGGAAGTTCGTCAACCTGTTTTTGAATGTGACATTTTTGCTCAAGCGAAAAGTGACTCCATGATTCGTGCTGGTAAACATTACCTTGATTTGTCAGAACAACGAGGTTTGGTTTTGTTAGATACGGAAATGGTGTTGGGTCATCCTGAGTTGGGATATACAGGGCAACCTGACAAGGTATGGTTGACTACGAATGCTAAAGGTGATGAGTTTGGTTTGTTGATTACGGATTGGAAGACAAATAAAGAAAAAAACTTTGAAACCAATAGGTTTACAAAATCAATGTATGCTCCGTTTGATTCATACCCAAACAACGCATTGGGTCACTACTATCTTCAACTACCTTTTTACGGTAAGTTATTGGTTAAGATGTTGGAAGGGACAAAATATGAGAACATCAAACTACTGGGATGTATTGTGGTATTACTCAAGGACGATGAGACCTATCAAGAGTTCCGAGTTCCAAAAGATATTATGTCAACGATTATGAACATGAATATGAAAACAATACTTGGTAAGTAAAAAAAAGTTTTGTATTTTTTATAAAAAATTAAGTTATGTCTAAGAGAGATGAATTAAGACAACAATATGAGTCACAGATTGGGAAGGTGATGTTTAATAAGTTTTCCAATGCAGACTACACTCAAACCACAAAGTATTTGAGATACTTTTGTAGTATGTGGGTCAATAGAAAAAACGAAAATCTAAACTATGTTAGTAGAGAAATTATTGATACGGTAAAAGATTTTGAATTATACATTCATTTGATTGAAGAAAAAGATTTGTATCATGAAAAATATAAATCTTGGCAAACATTATTGTCTGTTGTTGAAACTGCTAGAAATAAAAAATTTGATTCTGAGTTCAATCGTGATGAACACATACGTATTCTCTATGAGGATAAGAATTATTTGTTTTTGGAGCCTTTAACTAAAATAGGTTCTTTAAAATATGGTTCTAATACAAAGTGGTGTACTGCGGCAAAAACTGATAACTTTTCTTTTGTAAGATATTCTAAGAATGGTTTCTTAGCTTATCTAATTAGAAAGGGTGAGCAGAAGAATAGTAATTACAATAAATTGGCATTCTTTACCGAGGAAACTCAAAATGCTCTTGGTGGTACTGTCCAAATATACAATCAGATAGATAGTGCGATTGAAGACCATTTGGTTAACAAAAACGGGTGGGAATATGAAGACTTGTCTAAATTCATTTTTATATTTCGTGTGGAGGCTCTTAATAGGTTTCAATATCGTAAGGCTAAGAATAATGTTGACAAGAAAATTGGACTGATTAAAAATTTGGATTTGGATGAACTTAAAAAAGATTTGAAAATTGTAACACGACACGATGGTGAGAACCAAGATAATGTTATTAATATGATTGAGCAAGTCATGAAACAAATGATAACAAAAATTGAAAATTTCTAATAATATGGAACAAAAATTAACTATAAATCTAAAAACCGCTGAAACACTTAAATGTGAACAGTGTGAAAACACCACTTTTGTTGAAGCATTCCAATTCAAAAAAGTGTCTAAACTTATGACTGGTTCAATGAACGACGGAATTGTGCCGTTCCCAATCTATAAGTGTGACAGTTGTGGTCACATCAACTCAGAATTTGCAATGCCAGAATGATAAAAAGATTAATTCACTTTTCGGATTTACACGTGCGTCTATTTAAAGACCACGACTTGTATAAACAAATCTTAACACAAGCTTTGAGTGAGTGGAAAGCTTTAAAACCTGACCGTATTGTTTTTACTGGTGATTTGGTACATTCAAAGAATCAAATGACACCTGAATTGGTAGAGTTTGTTGCTTGGATTTTAACCGAATGTGCATCAATTACTAAAACCATTCTAATTATTGGTAATCACGACTTCCTTGAAAATAACCAATCAAGGTTGGATGCTTTGTCTCCGATTATTGATTCACTTAAGAATGAAAACATTGTATACTATAAAAACAGAGGTTCTTACGAAGATGAGAACATTGAATGGGTGGTTTACTCGCTTATGGACCACAACATTAAACCTGAGATTCCTCAAACTGATAGGGTTAAGATTGGATTATTTCATGGACCTGTTATCGGGCTTTCAACAGACATTGGTTACAAATTTGAAGATGGTTTTGAGGCTTCGAAGTTTGAAGGGTGTGATTTGGTACTCTGCGGTGATATTCACAAACGTCAAGTATTTGATATCCCAGGGGGTAAGAAAGCATATATGATAGGTTCAACTGTACAACAAAATTTTGGGGAAAGTATTACAAAGCATGGTTATGGTGTTTATGACTTGGAATCCGATGAATACACCTTCGTTGATTTGCCAAATCCAAAACCTTTTTTGTCATTCAAGATATCTTCTTACGAAGACTTAGAGACGGGTAAGGAAAAGTTAGCAAACGTCTAATGAGTTTTGGAGTACAGAAGGCAATAGTATTAACTAAGGAAGAGTTAAAAGACTTAGAATCCTTCTGTGCTTTAAACGGTTTGGATATTGATACTTTAATAAAGGATTCATTCAAACAAGGTTACCGTATTGAAAAGTATGGACTTTTGGGAAATATGGGTGGGATTCAAGAAAAATGGGTGGAAAAAGAGGTAATTCGTGAAAAACGGGTGGAAATACCTGTTGAGGTTATCAAAGAAGTGGTTAAGATTGAATACGTTGAGGTCCCCGTTGAAAAAGTTGTAACCGTTGAAAAATTGGTTGAGGTTATCAAAGAGGTTCCCGTTGACAAAGTAGTTATCAAGGAAATTATCAAAGAGGTTCCTGTCGAAAAAATTGTAACAATTTACGACAACAGTAGTGAAAATGAACTGTTGTTAAAAATACAACAGTTGGAAAATGGAATGTCTAAAAAGGATAGTGAACTAGATGAACTTAGACGAAAATTTTCCACTAAAGAGGGTGAAATTACCGATAAAGAGCGAGAATTTTCCACTATAACCACAGAAAACGAAAATATTTTCCACTATAAAATGTCTAAGAAAGATGAAGAACTAGATGAACTTAGACATTCTTTAGACATTCTTAAACAAAAGACCGACAATCCCGATAACACAAATAAACTTCAAGAGACTCTACAAAAAATTAGGCAACAAGTAATTGATAGAGATGTTGAAATTTCTGAATTAAAAAGTAAAATTAACGAACTAAATAAGTTACAACAAGACCAAAAAGCCTTATATTTAAAAGGGTCCAACTTGGACAATAAACTTTATAAATAAAATAAATTATGATAATATTCACTTGGATTATTTTAGCGTATGGACTGAGCCAAATTTTGGTTTACGGTTCTATCTTTGACACACAAAGACAATGGGTACACGCTTGGGCGGAACTTTCACCAATTTTGAAATTCATCTCAGGTTTGATTTCTTGTATGATGTGTACATCAACATGGGTTGGATTCTTTTTGGGTCTAACTTTATTTTCACCTACAAGTTTCTTGTATGACACACCAACATGGATTTCATGGTTCTTTGACGGACTATTGGCATCGGGAGGTGTATGGGCGGTGAACTCAATTATTGAATGGTTTGAAAACGAAAAATAAAAATGGGAAAAAGAGAAAAAGAACACAGAAAAAAAGTTGCTGCTCGCAACCAAAAAATCAAAAGTGCTCAACACACCTATGAAAAACTTTACAATGAGAAATTGAAGAAGTATTTGGAGGACCTAAGAGAACAAGCTTCAACGGGTACGACAGAAGAAAACACAGGATTTGTAATGTCAGGACAATAATGTTATGGACTTATTTAATCCACCAATTAATTACGATTTAACTACTATGTCAGAAAAAATAAAATTAGAAGAATACGAAAATCCTTACATTCAGGTTGTTTGGGAAGACACGCCTGAAAACTTCACTCAAGAGAGAATTAAGAGTGTAAAAACTTATTTTCAAAAGAAATACAATTCATTAAATGTTAATGTCATTACCAAGACAAAACAAACTGAAACAGGACAACAAACTGTGGATGTTTCATTTAACATTATGGATAAGAACTATCAACGTGAGTTGATGAAATCTTTTTTGGAAAGTAAGGGTAGTGGTGATAAGTATGATGACATTGTAAAAATTGATGAGGCGGTTGAGAATAAGTTAATTCAACAGAATGTTGAGGTTACACCATTTCAAAAGTGGTATATTAAGAAGATTCACTTCTCTAACTTTTTGAGTTATGGTGACAATCAAGTGTTGGACTTTGAGAAGTGTAACGGTATAACTGTTGTGGAATCAGACCCACCAAACTTTGGTGGTAAAACAGTTTTAACTGTGGACTTATTGATGTTTCTATTCTTTAACACCACCACTAAAACACAGAAGGCGGAAGAAATTTTCAATAGGTTCCGTGACTCTAATAAAGTACAGGTTAGGGGTGACATCGTTATTGATGGCGATGAGTATGTGGTTTCTCGTACAATTGAAAGAAAGAAGTCTAAGTCTGGTGATTGGAATGTCAAAACCGAATTGGATTTCTTAAAAAAATTGGGGGATGGTTCTTACCAAAACTTTACAGGAGAACAAAGAAGAGAAACTGAGAAGTTTATTAAGAATTCTATTGGTGATATGGATGACTTCTTGATGACTATTTTAACTACATCTACTAATTTGGAGGAACTCATTGATTCTAAACCAACTGCTCGTGGACAAGTCCTGAGTAGGTTTATGGGTCTTGAATTCTTGAAAATAAAAGAAGAGACGGGTAAAGAAATCGTTTCTACCTTTACCAAAAGTATGATGTCTAATGTCTACAATACTGAGACATTAAAGGGTGATATTGATTTATTGAAAGAAAAAATCACCACCCTTAAACAGACTAATGTTGATGTTGAAAAGGAGATTGTTGATGTTACCGAAAGATTATCAACTGGTCAAGAATATAAAGACGGTTTGTTAAATGCGAAATACTCTGACATAGATAAAGAACTTTTAGGTTTAAACCCAATCAACATACAAAGTGAAATTTCAAACTCAGAAAGGGAATGTGAAAAAATTAAAACCCAAATCAATGGTGTTATAATTAAGGAACCCACATCATACTATCATGAGGACAAACATGATGAGATTAGAAATGAGATGAAAACCACAAACGGTGAACTTATTCTTGCTCAGAAAAAAGTTGAAGATATTGAAGAATTGGTTAAGAAGTTTGGAGATGGGATTCAGTGTGAGCACTGTGGAATCAAATTGATGGAAGCCGCACTGACAAAGAAAAAGATTGATGAGTTGGGTGATTGTGAGAAGAAGGTTGACAAGTTATCAAAACAGTGGAAAGACCTTGATTTCAAAGAAAAGTCCTACACGCAACTCAAAAAAGACTTTGATGAGTATGAACGTAACAAACTCATTAAGGAAAAATTTGAGGTTGGATTGGAAGCAGAAAAACTTAAACTTGAGAAAAAACAAGATGTACTTAAAAGATACATTGAGTCTCAAGAAAAGATTAAGAAGAACCAAGAACTTGAGGCAAAGATTATTAAGGCTCAATTACGTATTGATGAATTGATTAACCGAAAGAGAGAACTTGAAAGAGCCCAAATCAATAACAACAATGATATTAATTCAGCAACGGCCAAGATTCAAACAAATTCTGAAATCATTGAAAAGATTAAAGTTGAATTTGAGAAGGAAAAGATTTATAAAATCTACTTGGAATTGTTTGGTAAGAACGGTATTTCAAAAATCATCATGAAAACCATGATGCCATTGATTAATCAAGAACTTCAAAGATTGTTACAAGATTCTTGTTACTTTAACTTGGAGATTAGAATCAATGATAAGAATGAAGTGGAGTTCATCATGATTGACAATTCAACGGGTATTGAAAAGTTGATGTCATCAGGTTCAGGTTATGAAAGAACAATTGCGAGTATGGCACTTAGAGCCGTGTTGAGTAAGATATGTTCATTACCAAAACCAAATATCATTGTTTGGGATGAGGTGTTTGGAAAAATTTCAAACGATAACTTAGAATTAGTTGGAGAGTTCTTCACTAAGATTAAAGATTACTTTGAAAAGGTATTTGTAATCACACACAATCCTTTGGTTACGAACTGGGCTGACAATGTTGTTAGAATTAAAAAAGAAGAAAACGTATCAAGAGTCATACAATAATGAAAGATTATACTGAGATTAAAGGGTGGTTTAATCACCTTAAGAGTTATGACTACCTAATAGAACAATGTCCTGAGGGTGGTACAATGGTTGAATTAGGTGCGTGGCTTGGTAAGTCATCATCTTATTTAGTTGACAAAGCCATTAATCGTAATGTAATCATTATTGACTCATGGAAGGGTTCCCCTAATGAGTTAACCTCTACACATAAGTTGGCAACTGAAGTTGATATCTATGAAGTTTTTAAAAAAAACATGGGGGAAAGAACCTACAAATCAATCAGAGGGTTGTCTTCAGAAGTTGTAAGTCAATTTGAAGATGAAAGTTTGGATGTCGTGTTCATTGACTTAACACACACTTACGAATCTGTTAAAGAAGATATCGGTTTGTGGTTACCAAAAGTTAAAAGGGGGGGAATACTATCAGGTCATGATTATGAGGATTCATGGCCTGGTGTTGTTAAAGCGGTAGACGAAATGTTACCCACACGAACAATCATGGAAAACTGTTGGATTTTTCGTAAATAAGTTTGGTTCTATTACCATTTTGGTATTACATTTGTAGTAAATAAAAAGACATATGAATTATTTAATTACAATGTTGGGTGATTTCCAAGTCAATGATAGAGTTAGGGCGATTAATATTTGTCTCGCACCTATGGTTAGCTCAAAAAAGTTAAAACTTTCAAATACGAATACCTTTATCATATCACATTTTGAATCTGACTGGAATTTAAACAATATAACCAGTTATGTTAAAGATGTTTTGAATAACCATGTTGATATGGTTATAGTTTCACCTTCGGAAAATGTTAGCGTACTTGTCAATAATGACTTTGCAAGTAACTTAACGGATTTAGAACAAGAGAATGAAAACTCCAATGTTCAATCCGACACTGTTAAAATTCATAGTGATTTTGAAAAATTACAACAGGAGATTATTGACATGATGGAAGAGGATGATGATGACGATGATGATGAGGATGAAATTAAAACAATTATTCAAAAGTCTAAAAAGAAAACATTATCTTTGGATGACTTATTGGATAAAATCACAGAATTTGGTTTTAACTCTTTAACTGAAAACGAAAAAAAATTACTACAAAAACTATCTAAATAACATGAAAGACAAAATATCTACAATTCCAATCAATCAAGAAGAAATTGCAACATATCTTAAAGATATTCGCAAGATTAAAGTAATGACAGTTGAGCGAGAACGTGAATTGGCTCAAAAAATTCTATCAGGTGATATTACAGAATCAGAAAAGAAACAAATTGAACAGGAACTTTTAATTGGTAACTTGAGATTTGTTATAACTGTGGCTAAACAGTATCAAAACCAAGGGCTTGAATTATCAGATTTGATTGCTGAGGGTAATTTGGGACTATTAAAGGCGGTTGGGAATTTTGATTGGACTAAACAACTACGTTTTATTTCATACGCAGTTTGGTGGATTCGTCAATCAATTCTTCAATCTCTAAATGAAAATGCTCGTACTATCCGACTCCCGGTTAACGTCGTACAAGAACTTCAGAAGGCCAAGAAAGAAGTTGAAAAAAACGGGGCGGATTTACCTGATAAGTTTGTTAATCTCCCAACGACAATAAATTATGATGCACCTCTAAATGAAGAAGGTGATACGTTGTTGGATTTGATTAAGAATCCTGATGCAGAATTACCTGACTCAATATTTGACACAAAGGAAATACTCAAAGAGAAATTAAAAGAAATTTTGGGAATCTTGGATGATAGAGAAAAAATTATTATTGAAGATTACTTTGGTTTGTCAGGTCAAACAAGAACTTTAGAGGACATCGGTAATGACTTCAAACTGACAAAAGAACGTGTACGACAAATTAAAGAAAAGGCATTACGTAAACTTCGTAATGAGTCTAACGACCTGTTTGAGTATCTATAATATTTATTAATAAAAAAACTATGAAAGAATTTGTAAAAAAGAATTTTAACGTAATTATTTTAGTAATTGCTGTTTTAGGTTTATTTAAAAGTTGCGGAGATACGAGACAATTATCAAAAATAAATAAACAAATGGAAACTTTGGTTACTAAAGAAGAAATGACTAAAGAGTTGAAAAGAAGTGGGTTAGAGGCTGAAAAAAGAATGATTCAGGCAACTGATAGAAAACTTTTAGATGTTAGAAGACAAACTGAAATTGACGAAGAAATAAAAAAACTTGATATTAAATAAATGAATTGGTTTCAGAAAAACTTCAAAACCATAATCTATATTGCGTTTTTAGTACCAATATTAACAGTTGCGTTTGTCTCAATATCTCACGTAACAACTTGGTATGGTATAACAAACCCAATTAGTTGGGCAATATATTTGTCAGTTGGTATTGAAATTGCGGCATTGGCAGCTCTTGCCGCAATATCGGCACAGATGGGAAATAAAGTATATTTTCCATTTGGTATTGTTACGTTAATTCAGTTCTTAGGTAATATCTTCTTTGCTTATCAGTACATAGATGTTAACTCAGCGTCATTCCAAAGTTGGGTGGAGATGGTTGACCCAATAGTTTCTTATATTGGTGTTGAGTCAGGTAGTATGGTTTCACATAAAAGATTCTTAGCGTTGTTTTCTGGTGGTATGTTACCACTTATTTCATTATCATTCTTACATATGTTAGTCAAGTTTGAAGAGACAGGGAAAAACAATGTTAATCCAAAAGAAGAAGTTGATATTGAGAAAATTTCTAAAGATGCGGGTAAGAAGGAAGGTGAGTTATTGAATGAAGAACCTGAAAAAATTAACCCAACACCTGAAGATTTAGAAAAACTTGAAGACGTATTACAACATATTACATCCAATAAGTTTTCTGTATTAACAGAGGAAGAAGATGAAAACATTACACAACCTGAGAAAAAAGTATTAAGATATACTGGTAGAAATGGTTGATATTATCAAATATGGTAATTTTAAAGGGTTTGGTAAACCCAAGAAAAAAAGACAAATAATTCTTTGTCATACTTCAAGGGAGGTCGGTGAATACTTGACCTCTCTTAAATTTAGGTATAATGGTAAATACAAAAAGATACCTAACTATGTAATTTCACAGGAAGGTGTGATTTATGAGTTGTTAAATCCGAAATACAGTTCAGAATTCTTTTCAGATAATTCAATGAAAAGTGCGGGGATTTCAATTGTCCTTGAAAATTTGGGTTGGTTAAATAAAAAACCATTATCATCGTTTTACCTTAATTGGTTTGGTAATATTTATAAACAAGAGGTTTACGAAAAAAAATGGAGAGATTATAATTTTTGGCAACCATATACAAACGAGCAGATTATCAAAACGGCTCAGTTGTGTAAGATGTTGTGTAAAGATTTTGAAATCCCTAATAAATTCGTTGGACACAATGTAAAAGTTGATGGTATAGAATTATTTCAAGGTGTAACAACAAGAAGTAATTACCATCAAAGATATACAGATGTTAGTCCGGCATTTGATTTTGATAACTTTAAAAAAGAATTAGAAAATGAACAATTATATGAACGAAAGGTATGACTCTATTAAAGATTTAGTCAAAAGAGCAAGACTAATCAACGAACAACTTAATGCCGAAAAACTTGGACCAATAAATGTCGCAGCTGACATTGAAGCAAGTATTGATGACAATACATTTGAAACCGCCATTGAAAAACCAAAAAACAGAGGTGAGGAAGAAGAAACTAATTTTGTGCAGAGATATAAAATTTCTGGTTCAATAATGGCGATTCATGGTAAGACAAAGGCTGAAACCGATATTACTTCAGATGATAAAGTTTCATTCCAAGACACCATTGATGAATTCACTGAAGAAGTATCTGACTTGGTTGATTTCAATCAATTGAACGTTTATCCAAACACGGTAGAATGGTCAGGTAAAATCATTGACAGTGATGTTGAGTTCATTTATACTATTGGTGAGGACAGTGGAATCTATATTAATGGTAACATGTTAAAAATTGACGATTCAACTTTAGAGATGATTAATAAGTTGAAGACTTTTTATGAAAAGTTTAAATCCAAGTGGTCTAAAGTATTGGCGGCAAGAAAACAAGCTCCTGAAGATTATGATTAGTCCTAATCAAATATTTGATAAAAAAGATTTAACCTTGAAAAATGTTCTCAAGGTTATTCTTGTTTTAGTAATACTTTGGTATTTGATACAAATAACAACGGTAGTTAAGATATCAAAAGAAAGTAAAAGAGAACTTGATTCTTTACAGTCCCATATAGAAATGGTTGAGTTTAACCAACAACTAATTCAATCGGACATTGATAAAGTAAGTGAAGAAATTAAGGTAGTGGAGACAAGAGTTGAAACCATAAAAGAAACAAAAACCCAAATAGGAAATGAGTTTAGTAAAAAAATTAGTGATGCTTCTAAGTATGGTCATGTTGAGCTCGACATGTTTTTCGCAGACCGTTACAAAGAGTTATACTGATACACAAAAGATAGTTTTGCCAGTCCCTGTGGCAAAACAAATAGTAATTGATTTATTGAGGGGGGATTCGGCATTTGCTCAATTGAAAATGTCCAATCAACACATTATTGAACTTGAGAACATTGTTTCTTTAAAAGATTCTGTAATTGATAAGATGAAGTTGAAAGAAGAAAATTACAATTTGATTATATCAGATGAAAAAAAGAAGACAGAAATTTATCAAAAAGAACTCAAGATTACCCAAAAGGAATTAAAGAGAATCAAAGCTAAAAGAACTTTTACTAATATAATTTCAGGAGTTTTAATTGGTACATTAACCTATTTATACATAACAAAATAACTATGGCACTAACTAGTTCAGAAGTAAAAGAAGTTGAAGTATTGATTAGAAAAGAGATGAAAAGTTTCTTGGAGAGCAATACATTAAAACAATTTGAAGATAAGTTAATTGATAAGATTGCTAAAGAAATTAAACGAGGTAAACTTGAGGGTGATATTAAAGACATTACACTTAGAATGTTCCGAGAATTCTACCAATTCATGTGGATGAATAGAAGTTATTGGGAACCAAGATTAAAGAACGCATAATCAAATGAAATCATCATCTAATTTATTCAAACAGAGTCTTGAAAAGGCTTACATAAACGACCCAACAATATCAAAAGATATTGATGTTGTGTCAGATTTAGATAAGTATTCTGATGAGATGACTGAAAATGAAGAAACCACTGAAGCTACAGGGGCGGCTTCTGCGGGAGCATTTTCGGCACCATTATTTGCCAAGGAAGAAACTAAAGAAGAGGAAAAAATACCTGGAGGTCTTTCAAAAAACAAGACATTAAAAGACATTGCAAAAAAACACGACAAGAAAGGATATGACCATATTGATGATATGGTAAAACATTTGAAGAGTCAATTGGTGAAAGGTATTAAAGTTGAAATGGAACATACCAATAGTGTTGATGTTGCAATGGAAATTGCTAAAGACCATCTTTTTGAAGACCCAAATTATTACGATAATTTAAAGAAAATTGAAGCAACGGAAGCAACTACCACAGCGTCTTCGGGTCAATATTCAACACCGGCATTTGTTGCTAAAAACGATAAGAATTGGAGAGGTGGTAAAAAACCAATTTACAAAGGTGGTAAGTTCGCACAAGTTAAAAAGAAATGTTTAACATTCCCATATTGTAATCAAGGAGCTGGTGCTGTTGTTTACAAAAATAAGTCATCTTTAGATGAAGCAATTAAAAATGTGAGTACAAGATTGGGTGTTGAAGAACAAATAATAAAAAGGATTCTTTATAATCATTTTAAAAAGAAGAAAAAGTAATCATTCTGTAAGTTTAGATATTTATAGATTAAAACGACCGTTATGGATAGATTTGAAAAATATTTGGATAAAGTTGTGAAACAAGTCCTTGATGAAACTTTAAATAAAAAAGTTGGAAATCTTGTATCTGAGATTGAAAAAAAATCTAAGTTACATGGTGGACAACACAAAATTGATGTTGCCGAACCAAAAGGTAAAATTACCGCCGATGACTTCAAAAAATTAAGAACTAAAAAAGATATGAAAGAATACACTATGGGTGATGACCAAATTGAAAAGGTTGAACCCTATGGAGATTTCTCAACAGATAGTCCTAAAAAAGTTGGTAAAGTGAAGAACGTAGGATATAACTATGAAAGGAAAGTTGCGAAAGAGTTCAATGAAAATGATATGGAAGAAGGTAATGCGTTTTCAGGAGCGTTAGCAAAAGCTAAAAAAGACGGTAAATCGTCTTTTGAAGTTGACGGTAAAACTTATGAAGTTAAAGAAGGTCAAGTTTATCCTGAGAAAACTGATGATGGAGATTTTTTATCCAATTTCATAAAAAATGCTTTAAAAAGAAATACGGGATTATATCCTAAAAAAGACAAAGAACAAACTATGGTTCCAAAAAAGGATTATAATGATTTTGACGAGTACAAAGATGATGATGATGAATATTCATCACATATGTTTATTGGTGAAGAAGGTGAAAAAGATAATTTTATTCAAAAAGTAACCAAAAAAATGGAAAAGAAAGGTACTTCAGGTAAATTTGGTCAGTGGTGTAAAAAAGAAGGTTTAGATAAAGACGGTGAAGTTACTAAAAAATGTATTGATAAAGCAATGAAGTCAGATGACAGTAAAGTTGTTAAAATGGCTAATTTTGCTAAAAACATTGGAGGATTCAAAGGTGCTAAACACGAAAGTGTTCAAATGACAGAATCTGAAGTTATTGAATTAATTGAAAGACTTGTTATGGAACAAAATAAAATAGCTGCAGATGCTGACTTGAAAAAAGTATCTAAACAGAACAAAAATACAAACCAAGAAAGTTTAAAGGCAACTAAAGAGAAACTTGAAAAATGGTCTAAAGATAGTAATGTTGAGGGATATACAACAGAACCTAAACATTTCCCTAAAGGTAATGGTGAAATGAAGGAAATGGATAAGAAAGCTTACAAACCTTCAGACGCGGTTGAAGAGTATATTGATGCATTTGCTTACCCAGGTCAAACAAATTTGGTTTATGATGAAATCAAACCAAATGATGAGTGGATTGAGGCAAATTTGAAAGGTTCTTCAAAAACAGGAAACGCTACAAAAGACAAAGATGGTAATGACTTAGGTAATGTTGTATCATCTGAACTTGGTGAAAAAATGTATAAAAATTTCAAGGATAACGTATATGGTGCAGAACAAATGAATGCATCTTATAAGAGATATCCTCAACCTGTTGACCAAGCTGGTGAAGGAACTGAAGATGGTGATTTGAAATTGAAAAAAGGTTCTCAAAAATCCGAAAAGATTTTTAAACAATTGGAATCTAAAGAAGATAAGAAAACAAATCTTATGAATGAACAGATTTCAAGAATGATGAATATCGTTGGATACAACCAAAAAACTCAATAATCTTTAATAATTTTAATTTTATATTAAATTCTCCATAGAGACCCTATGGAGAATTTTTATAATTGGATGTCCAAGTCACTTCCGTTTAGTGAAGTTGATATATGGTTCAGCGTGCATAACATCATCCCGGAAAGAGTTGAACTTTTCGGCGATATCTTCAACTCTTTAGCGATTTTAATAATTGATACATATTTTGGTGAGGAAAGTCACGAAACTAAAGTAGTATTATCCAACCACGATAAGAAGAACCATTTTGATTGGTGTTGGAGTAAAATGATAAAAGATTATGAAAAAGAAAACATATTGATTGACTCTGATGGTGAGCACAAAGAATATTTGTGGAATTTCTTTCACGATAGTTTTTACTCACAATCTCAAGGTAATTATCGGGAAGCAATTCCTGAATTTATTGAGGAGTTGTTTGATTTAAATAAACCGTTCGCAAAATCTGATTTAGATATTTTAACCGAATTATACAAAACATTACAAAATAAAGTAATTCATATTGGTTAATCTATTGACGAGAGAACATAATCCACTATTTTTAATTTAAAATAATTTATGGAAACATTACAAAAAATTAAGGAAGCTTGTGAAACTCTATCTGTTGATTCAGAAAAGTTCTACAAAGGTAACAAGAGCGCTGGTACAAGAGCTCGTAAATCTGCTCAAGAACTTAAGAGTTTACTACAACAATTAAGAGCTGAAATTTTGGAACATTCAAAAAAAGACTAATATGTTTAATACGGACACACTGTTCTTATTTATTTTTATTTTTTCATTGTTTGTCCTATTCAAAAATTTCATTAAGCTCATGGGTATCCTATTGGGGAAAGAAATTGATTTCTCCAGTAGGGACCTTTTGTTTTTTGGACTTTCCTTGAGTTATATTATCACTTATATTATTAGGACATGACACTTTATACAGTATTAAATCAGTTTGAAAATTTTTTCGTTGCAATAAGACGACTTGAGACTCATATGAGTCTAGATGTTAAATTCCCAGCTAACTGGTCAATGCCAAAGAGTACTACAACAGAATTTCAAGTAGTTCCTTTTGATTATAAAGAAGAAGGTTGGAGAGGAATGAGTTTTGTTTGTGAGTTTGATGAAAAGACTGTTCAGAAAAACGTTGAAATGATTCTCAAGGTAATTAAGTTGAACCGAGAAAGAGAAGAGAAAGAGAGACTATTTCATAATGTAGTCGCAGAGTTGAAAAAGACTTTTGAAAAAACTGATTTGAAACATTTACAAAATCTTTCAATTGGATTTGATGAAACCGCAAATTTAAATGTTGAGACAGATGAACCACAAGGAGAAACTATTGGACTGGCTGAATAAGGAAAAACAAAAAGACCAAGCTGAGTTGATGAGGGAAAAGGAAAGATTTACTCAACAACTCATTCAAATGAAAAAAACTGATTTATTTCAAAAACCGAAAAATTCAATATGGAACAGAATACAGAAGCTCCTTTGGGGGAATTAGAAAAATTAGCGTTGTTATCTGACGCAATCAATGACCTATTTCCAAATTATGATAGGATGATGGTTTTTGAATTAGATAAACCCGAATACGACAAAATCTTAGGTCATTTCAGGGAGATTGATAGACATCACAAACAGTTCTTGATTGATATCTCAGGTGTTGAATTTTACTTCATGTTGAAAAAAGAGGTTGAGGAAACTCCCAAAGAAACTCTTGAGGAGCCTACCGAGGAAAAGTAGTGTATTGTCTGTAAAGTAGTTTTTTATCAAACCCATTACTATTTAAAAAATCTATTAAATATTTTTTCTGAGCCGTTGATGTGTCTTTTACAATAAGACAGTCTTTCTTTTGTGATTTTATAAAGTGTTCGGTAAGACAATCAAGTAATCTTGATGTCTCAGATGGTGACTTAGTTGTAAATACTGAAAAATCATCATCTTTTTGTATGATGATTTTATTGTGTAGTGAGTTAATCATCTTTAGACCGTCACCCCTTAAATGTTTTGAAATTAATTGTGATACTGTGACCTTCTTTTTGTTTTTGATATCGTAAATCTTTTCTTCTTGATTGTATATGGATACCTTAATTAGTCCCCATTTATTATCAATCAATTGTATTTTGACATTCCTACCAAATTCATCGGTGGTGTATTGTGGAATATCAGACTTATAACCATCTTGGAGTATACCCAATTCAAATTTACATTCTACAGTACCCTCAATTTGTTTTGGGAAGATAACTTTGTCAGATTCTTCCAATAATAAATTAAAAAAGTTTTCACAATTTTTGAAATTGTTAAACTTCTTTATTATCTTTTTCTTAACCTTATCTTTGAAAAGAACTATTTGATACTTTGGATTTACTAACATGAAAGATTACTATGAAATATTAGGTGTGCAGGACAATGCCACTGATGAAGAACTTAAACGTGCTTATAGAAAATTGTCTAAACAATACCATCCTGATGTTAATCCTGAGGGTGGTGAAAAATTTCGTGAAATAGCCGAAGCCTACGACGTTCTTTCAGACCCTACTAAAAAGAATAACTACTTAAGCCAGAAAAACAACCCATTTAATGGAACTGAATTTGAGGATTTCTTTAAAAACATGTTTAGTGGGGGTCAAAGACCACAAAGTCCAAGAAAAAATGCCGATAAGATTGTCAAACTAAACCTCACACCGATAGATTCGTATAAGGGTGTGGAGAAAGACTTAAACTTCCAACGAAACCATCCGTGTGGTGATTGTAGGGGTAGTGGTGGTGATAGAGTCACGTGTCATCACTGTCAAGGTCAAGGATTCACTACTCAAGTTATGGGTTCAGGATTCTTACAACAAGTTGTTAGACGTGGATGTGGACACTGTGGTACGACAGGTTCAATCCTAACAAAATATTGTAATTCATGTAGTGGTGTTGGTACCAAACCAAAATTTGAAACCATTAAAATTACCATCCCAAAGAATGTTGATGACGGTCAGTTCCTACGTATTTCTCAAAAGGGTGATTTCTCATATGGTTTCTATGGTGATTTGATAATTCAGGTTGTTATGGACAACACAAAAGAGTTTCAAAAGATGGGTAATGATTTGATTTATAATTTAGAGTTCAATTATGATGAACTTAAAAATGATGTATATCATATCCCACACCCTGATGGTGATATTAAAATTCCGTCACCAAATGAATTTGATACAAACAAACCTTTAAGACTTAAAGGTAAAGGTTACCCAACAGGGGATATGTATGTCAAATTGAGAGTTAAGTTCAACAAATCTGATTTGAATTCTAATTGATGGTATTTATGATTGTATGAAAACAATCAACGAGGGTTCCAAAAGAGTTAAGTTAAATCAAAGAACCATATCCGACATCAAAAATGTTATTGATGTTATTTGGAAAGACTATGAAGACTTGGATGATGAAAATCCGTTGAAAGGTACAATTTATGTCAATGACCCATCGGGTGCTGAGTTTGATATACCAGTTTATTATTTAAGTGACTTTAGTGAACAGGGGGCAGTTTTTCAACACGACCCAACCAAACCACGTTCTTTAGATAACCTTTTTATGGTTGTCAATCCTGATAAAGTTTTAATACCAAATAAGAAGTCCCTATACAATGTAATCTATCACGAAATTCAACACGTTAATGATTTGAACACGACTCTTTATTTAAGTCCTAAACAAATAGAAAAATATAAAAGTGCTGGTAGTGATGAATATTGGGGGCATGATTTTGAATTTAGAGCGTACAGTAATGAAATCTTAGAGGGGATTGTCAATGAGTATAAAAGTCTTTTAGGTGTTAAAACAAAACAAGAGTTACTCAACAGTTTAAAATCCTTGGTGAAATATTTTGCAGCTAAAGGTGAGGCTGATGAGATTGCTAAAAATGTTCTGTTAGATATTTCATCAGAATCCTTAGATGAAGAGTTACCACACGTAATTCAAGTTTTAATGCTCATCAAGACAAACAACCCTAAAATGTGGGGGGAATTTCTTAAGATGTTGTATTCAACCGTAATTGAAATTTCTACGGATATTAAAAATTATAAGACTGGCAATGAACTTAAAGAAGACAGTAAGTTCAAGAAACCAAGAAAGTATGGTAAGTCATATTGTGAAAAAACCCCATGTGGGGACATGGGGTTCAGTCAAAAAGCCTCTTGTAGACCTTATAAGAACTGTTATGACTAATTACTTATTGTTTTGGATTCTTCTATAATCCTCCTCAGTAATAGTGGTTCTTGATACAATTACGTAAAAATCACCGTTTCGTTCAACCCAACGTTCTCTGTGAATTGGTCGCACTGGAGACATCACTTCTGTATTGTGTTGTCTTTTGTGTTTCTTCTTTCCTTTTCCGCCTTGAGCGAATGATGGTAATATCATTAATCCCATCATCATAACCAAAAATATTTTTTTCATGTGTTTATAGATTTATTGGTTTATGAAAAGTGTTAACACTCTCTTAACATAAATATAACATTTACTACACATAATACAAGTCAGATGAAAAATTTAACATTGGAAACTTGCTTTTGGTTTTTTGTTAGATAAATTTGATTTTTGACGCACTTTTATTATATTTTGTAATATTTATACTATATGACAAAAATTGGAAGACCTAATAAAGAAGATAAAGATAAAAAAGTAAAATACGGAATTAGTATTGATAAACATCTTTTTGACAAATTAAAAAACGAAAAAGTTAGTATATCTAAATTCATTCAAAACTTAGTTAAAGAATATTATGAGAAAATATAATTTTAATGAGTGTTTTTTTCATGATTTAAATGAAAAATCGGCGTATTGGTTGGGGTTTTTATATGCCGATGGTTACGTAAGAATGAAAGATGGTAAAAGTGGTGAGATAAAATTAAAACTAAAAAATACTGATAAAAACCACATTGAAAAATTTCTTAAAGACATAGAATGTGAAAAACCAATAAAATGTGGTGTTGACGGTAAATCTGAATATTGTATGGTTACGTTATATTCAAATTTATTAGTTAATAAACTATTTGAGTTAGGATGTGTTAATAATAAAACTCAAAAAATATTGTTACCAAAATTAGATGAGCCACACATGTCTCATTTTATTAGGGGATATTTTGACGGAGATGGAAGTATTCACAAAGTAAAAAACAGAACTAATTCATTTTCTGTTAGTATATGTTCAAATAATAATTTCAATGATGATATAGTTAATTTTTTTGGATATGGTAAATCGTATAAATATGAAAATTATTCTATCGTAAAAATTAGTAAAATTATGGATATTATGAAATTTAGAGATTATATTTACTCAAACGCGGTGACCTTCTTAGAAAGAAAATTTATAAAATTCAAACAAATAATATAAAATGGCATTATCATATATTGGTGGAAAATCTAAAATAGGTAAATGGATTGTACCATTTATTCCTAAAGACATTGAAACATATGTTGAACCTTTTTCAGGTATGTTTTGGGTATTTTTTAATATGGAATTAAAAGAATACCCTAATTTAAAGAAAGTTGTTTATAATGACTTTAATCCTCTTAATTACAATTTATTTCAGTGTTTAAGTAATCCTGATAAATTATTAAAAGAATGTGAAAAAATAGAAGTCCAAAAAAAAGGTGTAACACCAACTAATTCTATTTGCGAACAACAATTTGTAAGTTTTCAAATCGAAATATTTGCTAAAAATTTTATTATAAAACAATTTGATTATGAGGTTGCTGCTAAATATGCTTATGTAATATCTCAAGTATTTTCAGGTGCAAATCCTGAAAAATCAAAATTTATTGATTTAAAAGGTAAATACCATTCAAAATTCACTTCTTTCAAAAATAAATTAAGTAAACCAATTTGGATTGAACATTTTTTGAAAATAACCCATATTGAAAATATGGATTTTCAAACTGTTATTGAAAAATATGATTCACCCGAAACATATTTTTACACAGACCCACCATATTATATTGTTGGCGAAGGTTCATATTATTCTAATCATGACTTTGATAGGAAAGACCACGAAAGATTGGCAAATGTTCTCCAAAAAGTTCAAGGTAAGTTCTCGTTGTCTTACTATGACTTTGAATTATTACACGATTGGTTTCCTGAAAACCAATATCGTTGGGTAAAAAAAGAGTTTGCCAAAGCGGCAGCGGCAAAAAAAGGTAAAACACAAAATATGGGAGAAGAGTTATTAATAATGAATTATTAATATTTCTTGTAAGGTTGTATATTTATTATTAAACATAATAACGATGAAATTCACGTCAGTATTAAAACAAATAATTTTAGAACAGTCAAGATTTGAAATCTTGATGAACAAGTATGTAAAACCTAATAAAAAGGGTGAGAACGTTATTGCTCCAAAAATGAAAAAAGATGAGCTTTACAAACTTATCAATGCCGACCCTACATCAAGATTGAATAATGTTAATTTAGACAATGCAACTAAAGAAGAATTGGAAAAGGTTAAAGTTGGTGAATACACACCGTGGTTAATCAAACAATATTTAAATCCTACAACAGAACGTGCATTTGGTGATTATGGTTTTGACCAGGAAGTAAAGGTCATGAAAGACCGTTTCATGGAAGACCTTTATAAGGTTACTGATGACTTGAAAAAGTTTCACAGATTTAAGGGTAGAGTTCCTGTTGAACAAAGAGATATTAATAAATTGAGTGTGGATGCATTATATGATGCGATTAAGGACTTTGATTTAACTTTGGCGGTAACAACAAAGGCTGAAAGAAAGAGTCTTCCTGTTCACCCTGGTGCTGACTCAAGTTATGATGGTGAAACATGGAAAGTTGTAAAAATTGAAGATAAGGGTGAAAGAGGTAAAGAAGCTGCATGTTTCTATGGTGGTAATCAACAAGAGACGAGATGGTGTACTTCTGCACCTGGTTTAAGTTGGTTTAACAATTACATCAAGGACGGACCTTTATATGTTGTGTACAATCCAAATGACCCTAAGATATCTGCACAAACAGGATTACCAATTGAAAGATACCAATTTCACTTCCCTTCTAATCAGTTTATGGATAAAGATGATAGAAGTGTTAATTTGGTGGACTTATTAAACGGTCCTATGGCAGAACTTAAGCAATACTTCAAACCTGAATTTGCAAAAGGTTTGACGGCAGGTTCTGGTAAAGATTTGAAGATTGATGGATTTGGTTCAGGTTCTGTTGGTAAGTTTGTAGGTCTTTATGGATTGGAAGAATTGTTTAATTCATTACCTGATACATTAGAACAAATCAAAATTAAGAATAAAGACAACGCTGGTACTATTATCACTATCCCACCTTCAATTACAAGGTTCAAAAATCTTAAACACTTGGTGTTGGTAAATTGTATTAATAATGTACCTGATTACATTTGTCAGTTGAACAACTTGAATATTTTAGGTGTTATGAGTAATCCTCAACTAACAAGTCTACCTGAATGTTTAGGAACCATGGAAAACTTGGAATTCATTAACTTTAAGGACACAGGAGTATCTGCACCAAAGTCATTAGAGGCGAATGGTTGGTCTGAAATGGAAACAGGTATGTGGGATAAGTTCTCACAAGATGATGAAGTCTAATATTTGATTTTTGTATTATGAACGTAGATGTTCAAATCTATTTATCTGAATTTAAAAGGTTCTTTAATCAGAACCCTGATGATTTGGCAAATCTCATACCTTTAAATCTAAAAGATGATTTTTATGAAAAGGTCAGGGAGGTTGCAGATTCTAACGTTGAAGATGGTAGAGAAATATCTCTTACTCAAAAACAACTTATTGACATTTGTGTAATGATTAATGGTGGTTCTAAAAAGAAATCAAAAATTGAGTCATTCATACTTGAAACAAAATTCGGAAATATTTTCCTAAACTAAGTTTTTCATTTAATTTTTTAATTTAAATTTAACAGTATGTTTCCAAAACACCATTTCGTTGTACGAAAAATTGAAGAGTCTACCGATAAAATATTTTCGGTGATAAGAAGTATAAATTGTGGTTTACCAAATACAGACAATGGTAAAATTACCTGTCTTTATTTTGATAAGGTTCACACTTCAGAGGAATATCGTGAGATTATTTACAAGACCATCAACGGATTTATATTACATTACGTAAGAGGTGGGGGTCCGACATATACTATGGATATTTATTTTTATCCTGAACAAACAACAGATGTAAATTTCTTTATTAAAAGTCTAATAACAAAAAAAAATACAAATATTTAAAATTATGAAACAACTTACCGCAGAGGAGATTAAAGTAAAAATTGCAAACAAAGAGACTTTCTTTTTGGATATGTACGCCACTTGGTGTGGACCATGTAAAGTATTAATGGGTAACATGCAAAAACTTGCAGACAGTGGTCAAGAACTCCCAATGGAGATGTTCAAATATGATGTGGACTCAAACCGTGAATTAACATCAGAGATGGGAATCCGTTCAGTACCCACAGTAAAAATTTTCAAAGATGGTGAAGTAGTTAAAACTAATTCAGGAGTTTTGACACAACAACAGATAATGGAACTTATGGGACAGTATTAATGACTACGGTTGTTGTTTATACTATGAAGGGATGTCCTTTCTGCACGGAGTTTAAGGACTTACTTAAAGAAAATAAGATTAAGTTTGTTGACAGAGATATTGACAAATATTCGGAAGAGTATGATTTATTTATTAAAGCCACTGAAAATGAATACATACCTGCTTTAATGATAATTAAAGATGGTGGTGAAAAACGTAAATCATTTTTATACGCACCCGAAAGAGATTATAATGAGCTCACCGAGGCATTGGACATAGTAAAAAAACATTTAATAAAATAATTTAAGGATGGGTGACCATCCTTTTTTATTTTATTGTTTTTTCCTTGATTTGTTTTAGAACTCATTGTATTTATAGAGAGTATAAAATCCAAAGATGCCTAAAAATATTACTATTTATCCCGATGGGGATGGAGCAAGTATAACAGTTCCTTATTTTTATTTTGATGGTGGAACTGCATCAATGACTGGTCGTGTGCTTGCAACAGGTGGAGCCACAACGAGTTTTCAATGGATTGTCGGTGCTAACACAATATTCAAATTATCTGATACTGAATTCACAGTTAGAAATCTTAATGTTACAGATAATCTATCTGTCAATGGTGTCCAAGTTTTAAATGGTACTAAAGGATGGGTAGGTCCCACAACAAATATTGTTGGCGCTCAAGGTGCTACGGGTAATACAGGTGCTCAAGGTAATACAGGTAATATTGGTGCTCAGGGTAAGGTGGGCGATACGGGTGCTCAAGGAAACGTTGGAGCTCAAGGTGCTCAAGGTAATACAGGACATACAGGTGCTCAAGGAGCTACGGGTAATACAGGTGCTCAAGGTAACATTGGTAATACAGGTGCTCAAGGAGCGGTAGGACCAACGGGTGCACAGGGTAATATAGGTGCTCAAGGTGCAATCGGTAATATTGGACCAACGGGTGCGGTAGGACCAACGGGTGCACAGGGTAATATAGGGGCTCAAGGAGCTCAAGGACTTACAGGAGCTCAAGGACCACAAGGTGCTCAAGGTAACGTAGGAGCACAAGGTAACACAGGTGCTCAAGGAGCCATAGGTAACACAGGTGCTCAAGGAGCCATAGGAGCTCAAGGTAAAATTGGTAACCAAGGTGCTCAAGGAGACCAAGGGGCTCAAGGTAAACAAGGTTCTACGGGCAATACAGGTGCTCAAGGTTCTACGGGTAATGCAGGTGCACAAGGTAATACAGGTGCTCAAGGACCTATTGGTCCTCCGGGTGCTACGGGTAATACAGGTGCTCAAGGCAATACCGGTGCTCAGGGTAATAAAGGTGCTCAAGGAGCTACGGGTAATACAGGTGCTCAAGGGGCTCAAGGTAATACGGGACATACAGGTGCTCAAGGAGCTACGGGTAATACCGGTGCTCAAGGAGCTCAAGGTAATATAGGACATACAGGAGCACAAGGAGCCACGGGTAACACGGGTGCACAAGGTAATATAGGAGCACAAGGTGCAGTAGGACCAACAGGGGCTACAGGACCGACCGGCTCCCAAGGTTCGACAGGTGCTCAAGGTGCTTTAGGACCACAAGGAAATACGGGACCACAAGGTGCTCAAGGACCACAAGGTGCTCAAGGTAATACCGGTGCTCAAGGAGCCACAGGTACCACGGGAGCATTTGGTAATGAAGGTGCTCAAGGTGCGGTAGGACCTCAAGGTAATACAGGACCACAAGGTGCTCAAGGTAATATAGGTGCTCAAGGTAATCTTGGACCCACAGGGAACACAGGACCAACAGGTTCTCAAGGTTCAACAGGAGCTCAAGGTCATACAGGTGCACAAGGTAATACAGGACCACAAGGTGCTCAAGGTAACACCGGTGCTCAAGGTAATCTTGGACCGACAGGAAACACAGGACCTACGGGTTCTCAAGGTAATACAGGAAGCCAAGGGTCAATTGGACCACAAGGACCTAAAGGTCCACAAGGAGCTCAAGGTTCAACGGGTGCTCAAGGTAATGTTGGACCACAAGGTGCCGTCGGACCACAAGGAGCTCAAGGTTCAACGGGTGCTCAAGGTAAAGTTGGACCACAAGGTGCCGTCGGACCACAAGGTTCTCAAGGTTCAACGGGTACTCAAGGTGCTATTGGACCACAAGGTGCTATTGGACCACAAGGAGCTAAAGGACCACAAGGTGCTCAAGGTAATACCGGAGCTCAAGGAGCAACGGGAAACACGGGTGCTCAAGGAGCTCAGGGTGGTACAGGGTCTATTGGACCTCAAGGAGCCACGGGTCCACAAGGTTCTCAAGGTTCAACGGGTGCTCAAGGACCAATAGGACCACAAGGAGCTACAGGACAAACAGGTGCATTTGGTAATGAAGGTGCTCAAGGGGCTGTTGGACCACAAGGAGCAACAGGACCTCAAGGTTCAACGGGTGCCCAAGGTAATACAGGTGCGATTGGACCACAAGGTTCTACAGGTGCTCAAGGTTCTCAAGGTGGTGCCGGTGCAACAGGAAATACAGGTGCACAAGGTGCTACAGGAAATACGGGTGCTCAAGGTAATGTTGGTGCTCAAGGTAATATAGGTCCGACAGGTGCTACAGGACCTGTAGGTTCACAAGGTAACGTAGGTGCTCAAGGACATACCGGTGCACAAGGTGCTACGGGTGGTGGAGGTTCCACAGGAGCTCAGGGTGCTACAGGTCATTCAGGAGCACAAGGTGCTACGGGTGGTGGAGGTTCCACAGGAGCTCAGGGTGCTACAGGTCACTCAGGTTCGCAAGGTGCAACAGGACCACAAGGTGCTCAAGGTAATACAGGTGCTACGGGTAATATAGGACCTCAAGGTAATACGGGTAATACCGGAGCCCAAGGTAATACTGGTGCTACGGGTAATCTTGGACCTCAAGGTTCCACAGGAGCTCAGGGTTCTCAAGGTGGTACAGGTTCTGTAGGTGCGGTTGGTCCTACAGGTGGTGGAGGTGCCACAGGTTCACAAGGTGCTCAAGGTGGTAAAGGACCGACAGGTAATACAGGTAATCTTGGACCTCAAGGTAGTACAGGAGCGACAGGTGCTCAAGGAGGTTTTGGACCAACAGGAGGACAAGGTGCACAAGGAGGTACAGGAATTAGTCCTGGTGCTCAAGGTGCAACAGGAGGACAAGGTGCTCAAGGTCCTGAGGGATTACCATCACAAGGTTCACAAGGTGCTCAAGGTGTTGCAGTTGCTGGTCCTACAGGTGCTCAAGGTACTCAGGGTGGTGTGGGTGTTCCTGGTGCTCAAGGAGCTCAAGGGGCTCAAGGACAAACAGGAGGTCAAGGTTTTCAAGGGGCTCAAGGTGCAACGGGTATAACAGGTCCTCAAGGTGCTCAAGGTGCCCAAGGTGATACAGGTCCACCATCAGGACCTACATGTTATAATTTGGGTATGCATGAGCTTTATATGGATTGTACTTTAACTAATCAGGTTGGTTCTTATACTGTTTATTCATCTACAATGAACCCACAATGTTTGTCTAATGATTCTGTATATGATAGGGGTGATTGTAATAGTTGTGACCCCTTCTTTGGAGGTGCATTTATGTCGTTTGGTGAGGCTCAAGTGAACCCTGAATGTATATTAATGTGTTGTGATGACTCATCAGATTTAAGACTTAAAAACGAAGTTATAACTTTAGAGGGTTCATTAACAAAATTGATGATGTTACAACCTGTTGAATTTGATTGGACCGAAGATACTCCTGAATACAATTATTATTTAGAAAATAACAAAACACACTCTTTAGGGTTTGTTGCTCAACAAGTTAGAGAACACATCCCTGAAGTAGTAAAAATGAGAGATAATGGATTTTATTATATCCTTTATCCCCAACTTAATGCATATTTAGTTGAAGGTATTAAAGAACATCAAAATAACATTGCATCTGTTGATGAAAGATTAACTATGTTAGAGGAATATATTGAGAATTACTAATGGCTAATGATATTATAATATACCCTTCAGGTAACACCTTTTCAGGTGGAGTACCTTTTATTATTTATGAGGATGCCACTGGTAATCAGTTGGTTCAAAAAGTTAATGCTAATGGTGATTTAACATTCTCATCATCCACGGATTCTTCTGTAGGTAGTATTGGTACTCAAGCAGTCACTTCTAATGGTTTTTCTGTTAATGACATAAGTAATGGTGAAGGTATTTATGCGTGGGATGGTAGTTCATCGTATGTTCAGATTATTAACTATCTTGGAGAATGGATAGGTTCACAAGCCAATATTAAAGGAGCTCAAGGAGCTCAAGGTACTCAAGGACCAACGGGTGCTCAAGGGGCTCAAGGAGGTCAAGGTCCTCAAGGGGCTCAAGGTACACAAGGTGGACAGGGAGCCCAAGGTACGCAAGGTGGACAGGGTGCCCAAGGGGCTAACACAGGGGCTCAAGGAGTTCAGGGTACACAAGGTGCTCAGGGTGCTCAGGGTGCGAACACAGGAGCTCAAGGTAATACAGGAGCTCAAGGTGCTCAAGGTGCTCAAGGAACTCAAGGTGCTCAAAGTTCAGTCCAAGGTGCCCAAGGAAAAACGGGTGCACAAGGTGCTCAAGGAACTCAAGGTGCTAATAGTACCACTCAAGGAGCTCAAGGTAATACAGGTGCTCAAGGTACTCAAGGAGCTCAAGGAGCTCAAGGTGCTAGCACGGGTGCTCAAGGTAACACAGGTGCTCAAGGAGCACAAGGTAGTCAGGGAACTGCAAGTAATGTAATCGGACCAACAGGTGCACAAGGTTCTCAAGGACCGATAGGTGCTCAAGGTGCTCAAGGTGCAAACACAGGAGCTCAAGGTGCCCAAGGTGCTCAAGGAGCACAAGGTACTCAGGGTGGTACGGATGATACTCCTGGTGCTCAAGGTGGACAAGGAGCTCAAGGTGGACAAGGGGCTCAAGGAGCACAAGGTGCTAGTACGGGTGCTCAAGGTGGACAAGGAGCTCAAGGACCTAAAGGTGCTCAAGGTGCTCAGGGTGCTAACACAGGTGCACAAGGTGCTCAAGGTGCTCAGGGACCAACAGGTTCTCAAGGAGCACAAGGTGCTAACACAGGTGCACAAGGTGCTCAGGGTGCCCAAGGTACTCAAGGTTCTGTGGGTGCTCAAAGTTCGGTTCAAGGTGACCAAGGAGCTACAGGCAAACAAGGTGCTCAAGGTGCTCAAGGTGCTCAAGGTGGTGTTACAGGTGCTCAAGGTAGTACGGGTGCACAAGGAGCTCAAGGATTTCAAGGAGCTCAAGGTGCTAATACAGGTGCTCAAGGAGCCGTCGGAAAACAAGGTGCTCAAGGAGCTCAAGGTGCTCAAGGTGGTGTTACGGGAGCTCAAGGAAAAACAGGTGCTCAAGGTGCTCAAGGAGCTCAAGGTGCTCAAAGTTCTGTTCAGGGTGCTCAAGGAGCTACGGGTAATACAGGTGCTCAAGGTGCTCAAGGAGCTCAAGGTGCTTCTCAAGGTGCCCAAGGTAATACAGGAGCTCAAGGAGCTCAAGGTGCTCAAGGTGCTCAAAGTTCTGTACAGGGTGCACAAGGTGCTACAGGTAATACCGGTGCCCAAGGTAATATAGGTGCTCAAGGAGGAACCGCAGGAGCTACGGGAGTTACAGGTGCTCAAGGAGGACAAGGTGCTCAAGGGGCTCAAGGTGGAGTCACAGGTGCTCAAGGTGCAACAGGTAATACAGGTGCTCAAGGGGCTCAAGGAGCTCAAGGTGGAACCACGGGAGCACAAGGTGCGACGGGTAATACAGGTGCTCAAGGTAGTACAGGTGCTCAAGGTGGAACTACGGGAGCTCAAGGAGCGACAGGTGCTCAAGGTGGTCAAGGGGCACAAGGTGCTCAAGGTGCTAATACGGGAGCCCAAGGGGCTCAAGGAGCTCAAGGTACTCAAGGTAGCACAGGTGCTCAAGGTGGTAATACAGGTGCTCAAGGAGCGACAGGTAATACAGGGGCTCAAGGTACTCAGGGTCCTCAAGGAGCAATTACAGGTGCTCAAGGTGCTGTTGGTAAACAAGGTGCTCAAGGAGCACAAGGTGCTCAAGGTGGAGTTACGGGTGCTCAAGGAAAAACAGGTGCTCAGGGTTCACAAGGAAATACTGGTGCTCAAAGTAGTGTCACGGGTGCTCAGGGTTCACAAGGTGGTGGTGGTTCAACAGGTGCTCAAGGTGCCCAAGGAGCTAATACAGGGGCTCAGGGTGGACAAGGGGCTCAGGGTGGACAAGGAGCTCAAGGTGCTCAAAGTTCGGTCCAAGGTGACCAAGGAGCTACGGGTAAACAAGGTGCTCAAGGAGCCCAAGGTGCTCAAGGAGCTAGTACCGGTGCTCAAGGTAATACAGGTGCCCAAGGTGCACAAGGTTCACAAGGAGCTCAAGGTGCTAGTACCGGTGCACAAGGTAACACAGGTGCCCAAGGGGCTCAGGGTTCACAAGGGGCTCAAGGTGCTAGTACAGGTGCACAAGGAGGTCAAGGTTCCCAAGGAGGACAAGGTGCTCAAGGAGCTCAAAGTTCTGTACAAGGTGCACAAGGAGGTCAAGGTTCTCAAGGAGGTCAAGGAGCTCAAGGTGCTCAAAGTAGTGTCACCGGTGCTCAAGGTTCACAAGGTGGTGGAGGTTCAACAGGAGCTCAAGGTGCTCAAGGTTCTACTCAAGGTGCAACAGGTGCTCAAGGTAATACAGGAGCTCAGGGAGCTAATAGCACAACTCAAGGAGCCCAAGGTGCTCAAAGTTCGGTACAAGGGGCTCAAGGAGCCCAAGGAACTCAAGGTGCTGCGTCATCCACACAAGGTGCTCAAGGAGCCGCGGGAAATACAGGAGTTGCAGGAAACCAAGGGGCTCAAGGAACTACAGGTGTTCTTGGTGCCACAGGTCCTCCAACACCAGGTGCTCAAGGTGCTCAAGGTCCAAAAGGGCCGGCAGGTGCACAAGGTTCTCAAGGTGCCACTGGTACAAAAGGACCGAGTGGTAACGGAGCTCAAGGAGCCGAGGGTTCTCAAGGCCAAAGAGGACCGCAAGGAGGTACAGGTGCTCAAGGTGGTAAAGGACCACAGGGTACTCAAGGTGCTAAAGGTGCTCAAGGACCACCATCAGATGCCAGATATAAAACAAACATTAAACCTCTTACAGACGTTAGACAAAACATTGTTAGCATGAGAGGTGTTAAATTTGATTGGGTTGAGGACATTCCTCAATTGTCAGATTATTTACCAGAACACAAATACCTAATTACAGGTGTAAACCTTGGATTTATTGCTCAAGAAATTGAAGAAAAATATCCAGATTTAGTTTGGACAGATAAATATGGTTATAAGAATTTACAATATGAGCTATTGGTTTCGGTTGGCATATCGGCATTAATTGAAAACCAAAAAAGAGTTGAAGTATTGAATAATTTTCTTAAAGATTTAAGTATAAAAATAGGTGGCTAAGGATATCGTTATATTACCAGGTAGTGCAACTGTTGAGTTGTATGATACAAATAATACTAAGGCAACTTGGGTTTACTCCAGTGCTGTACTTGATTGGAAAGTTAGTACTACTGTTTATTTTAAAGTTATTAATACCTCACCTAAATTTAGGTTATTTTTTAACAATCTTTATGTTTTTAGTACTATTGCAACAACTGCAGGTACTGTAGTTAATAATGCTCTTTGGGCTGGCACAACAAATACCGGACCAACAGGTGCTCAGGGTGCTGCGGGTGCTCAGGGAACTCAAGGAGGTCAAGGAAAACAAGGTGATTTTGGGTCTACAGGTCCACAAGGTTCGGTTGGTTCACAAGGTGCAACAGGTAATGTTGGTTCTCAAGGAGGACAAGGTGCCCAAGGTGGAAAAGGACCTCAAGGTTCACAAGGTACTCAGGGAGGGCAGGGTTCTCAAGGGACTCAAGGTTCACAAGGTGCTGTTGGTGGTGTAGGTTCACAAGGTGCTCAGGGAGGACAGGGTTCTCAAGGAGGACAAGGAGCTCAAGGTACTCAGGGAGGACAGGGTTCTCAAGGAGGACAAGGAGCTCAGGGTGTTCAAGGTTCTCAGGGTAATACAGGTTCACAAGGTTCTCAAGGAGGACAAGGTTCTCAAGGAGGACAAGGTTCTCAGGGTAATACAGGTGCTCAAGGTGCGGTAGGCGCTGATGGTGTTCAAGGTTCACAGGGTGCTGTTGGACCTGTAGGTTCTCAAGGTACTCAAGGAGGTCAAGGTTTTCAAGGAGGACAAGGAAGTCAAGGTAATGTAGGTCCTCAAGGTGCTAAAGGTGCTCAGGGTGTTCAAGGTCCTATTGGTGCTCAAGGTAATACAGGTTCACAAGGTTCTCAAGGAGGACAAGGTTCGCAAGGTGCCGTTGGTTCACAAGGAGCGACAGGTAATCAAGGTGCTCAAGGGGGACAAGGTTCTCAAGGTGCCGTTGGTTCACAAGGAGCAACAGGTAATCAAGGTGCTCAAGGGGGGCAAGGTTCGCAAGGTGCCGTTGGTTCGCAAGGTGCCGTTGGTGCTCAAGGTTCTCAGGGAGGAAAAGGTGCTCAAGGTTCGCAAGGAGTACAAGGTTCCCAAGGAGCGGTTGGAGCTCAAGGAGGACAGGGTACTCAAGGAGGACAAGGTTCACAAGGTAGTCCCGGTTCAGTTGGGGCTCAAGGAGGTCAAGGTGCTCAAGGTTCACAAGGAGGTCAAGGTTCCCAAGGAGCAGTTGGGGCTCAAGGAGGACAGGGAGCTCAAGGAGGACAGGGTACTCAAGGTAATACAGGTTCACAAGGAGCTCAAGGTGGTCAAGGTGTTCAGGGAACTCAGGGAGGACAAGGTGCTCAAGGAGCAACAGGTTCTCAAGGAGGACAAGGTGCACAAGGAACTCAAGGTACTCAAGGTAATACAGGTTCACAAGGAGCTCAAGGGGGTCAAGGAGTTCAAGGTTCACAAGGAGGACAGGGTGCTCAGGGTGCTCAAGGGGCTCAAGGAGGTCAAGGAGTACAGGGAGCTCAAGGTTCCCAAGGTAACACAGGTTCACAAGGTTCACAAGGAGGACAAGGTGCTCAGGGTACCCAAGGAGGACAAGGTGCTCAAGGAGCTACAGGTTCACAAGGAGGGCAAGGCGCTCAGGGTACTCAAGGAGGACAAGGTGCTCAGGGAGGACAAGGTGCTCAGGGAGGACAAGGTACTCAAGGAGGACAAGGTTCGCAAGGAGCGGTTGGTTCACAAGGCTCACAAGGAGGACAAGGTTCTCAAGGAGCTGTCGGTTCGCAAGGAGCTACTGGTAATCAAGGGGCTCAAGGAGGACAAGGTTTCCAAGGTGCTCAGGGTGGTCAGGGTGCTCAAGGTTCGTTAGGTGCTGTTGGTAGCCAGGGTGCTCAAGGTTCACAAGGTACTCAAGGAGGACAAGGTGCTCAGGGTTCTCAAGGAGGTCAAGGAGCTCAAGGAGGACAAGGTTCACAAGGTGGTGCGGGGGCACAAGGTTCACAAGGAGGACAAGGTTCTCAGGGTGGTGGTGGTTCCACAGGTGCTCAAGGTTCACAAGGTTCACAAGGAGGACAAGGTTCGCAAGGTGGTACTGGTGGTGGAGGTGCCACAGGTTCACAAGGTTCTCAAGGTGGTAAAGGAGCTCAAGGTTCTCAAGGAGGTCAAGGAGCTCAAGGTTCTCAAGGGTCTACAGGAGGTCAGGGTTCACAAGGAGGACAAGGTTCACAAGGAGGTAAAGGTGCCACAGGTCCGACAGGAGGACAAGGTTCTCAGGGAGGACAAGGTTCTCAAGGAGGTAAAGGTGCCACAGGTCCGACAGGAGGTCAAGGTGCACAAGGTGGTACTGGTGGTGGAGGTGCCACAGGTTCACAAGGTTCTCAAGGAGGACAAGGTTCACAAGGTGGCGGTGGAGGTAAAGGTGCCACAGGTTCGCAAGGTTCTCAGGGAGGACAAGGTTCTCAGGGTGGTGGTGGTTCCACAGGTGCTCAAGGTTCACAAGGTTCACAAGGAGGACAAGGTTCGCAAGGTGGTACTGGTGGTGGAGGTGCCACAGGTTCACAAGGAGGACAAGGTGCTCAGGGTACACAAGGGGGACAAGGTTCTCAGGGTGGAGGTGGCTCAACAGGTGCTGCGGGTGGCCAAGGTTCACAAGGACCACAAGGTGCTCAAGGACCACAAGGAGGACAAGGAGCTCAAGGTGCTGTTGGTTCGCAAGGTGCTCAAGGTTTCCCTTCTGAAGGAGCTGGTGCTCAAGGAGCTCAAGGTGCTCCAAATCCGACTACAGGTTCACAAGGTGCTCAAGGTTCTCAAGGACCTGGTGCTGGAGGCGCTCAAGGTGCTACAGGGGCTCAAGGAAAGGCGGGCAGTGGTTTTGGCGCTCAAGGTGCTACAGGGGCTACAGGTTCTGCAGGACCACAAGGTGCTCAAGGTGCTACAGGACCTAAAGGACCATCTGATATTAGATTAAAGACAAATATCGAACCTATTGAATCTGCACTTGAAAGTTTAATTAAAATTCGTGGTGTTGAATTCTATTATAATTGGGATGATAAAGAAAAACTTGGACACAAAAACATTGGTTTCATTGCTCAAGAAGTTTTACCATATTTCCCTGAACTTGTATTCGGTAGTGAAGAGACCAACTACACCATGAAGTACAAAGAGATGATTGCCGTGTGTATTGAGGCTTTGAAAGAGCAAGAAGTCATTATCAATTCAATTGAAGACAGAGCTCAAAAACTTGTAGTAAAGGCGAAAGAAAAAAGATTACTTTAAGAAATGTAATCGTTGTAAAGAGAATTGATATTTTGTTTGGTTTCAGTCCAATCTGCATATTCAGGTACTCTAACTCTTAAACACTCATGTGTATCATCAATTATATTAATAATATTACCCCAATACTCCAAGGTTCTATCTTTATATCTAAGATTATCTTCAAGATAATCTTTTACAATTGACTCTAAATCTATAAAAGGTATTTGAAATTTTTGGGTAAATTTATTTTTATCATAAGGGGAAGGTGTTTGAGTCCATTCACCATTACCTTCAAATATAGAATCAAGTTCACTCCAAATAGATTCGTAGAGTTCATCTTCATATGCCACATTATAGGCACTCCAGTATAAACTCACCAACTCACTTTCTAAATCATCGGGTAAGATTTCTTTAATAGATTTTTTATCATTGATTATTCTACTTAATGTTTCAGTGTCTAAAGATACATACTCATCATGACCTTGAGACGATGCAATTTCTTTTAGTAAATCTGTTGATGGTAAGATTTCTTCATCTTTCAATTCCTCTAATAATCTTTCAATTAAAGTTTGTTTGTTTTGGTCGTTTAAATCATCAATTACGTTGTCATAGACATCTATTCCTGAATCCCAATAATCAGAACTATCATATTCACCTGACAATATAGATTCTATTGTGTTACGACCAATATCTCTATCATCACAATAAAGTTTGGATAAATCCCCTCTATCAGATGTTATAAAATACCATTTACCATCAATGTATGTTACATCGGATAATTTATCTTCAATAAGTTTACGGAAAATTTCTGGTTTGTTATTAGAAACCCACAGAATGTAATCGTTTTCATAATCGTTATGATTATAATCATCGGCAATTATCTCTTCAAATTTACCTTTTTTATTAACATAATTAAAAAATGTGTTGACATCCCCATTAAATGCGGTTTCTAAAAGGTCATAATCACCTTCATTAAAATCTTGAATTACTAAGTCAATAAACGCCATATTTTCATAAATATAAAAAAAGGGTAGATTTCTCTACCCTTCACTAAAAAACATCTCAGATTAGTTTATTTCTTTACGTAATACTTTTCTACTGTTCTTTTAATGGCATCTTTGATGTTTTCATTAACAGGTTGAGCCTGGGGTTTAACCACTGGCGCTTGAATCTGATTTGTGTTAGTGTTGTTTTTGTTTTTACAGCCGCATCCACCCATAATTTGTTAGTTTTAAATTTAGTTTATTATTTTGAATTTATGTTTATAACAAGTTTTTCTTATGGAACCGTTGTAACCATTATTAACTTTTTTCTCTCTTAATGAGTTTGAGATTTTCATTCTAACATTTCTTGGACTACCATTGGTAAATCCATTCATTATTAAATAGTTTGCGCCATCAACTAATGATTCAAAAATAAATGACTCGTTAGTTTCAATATTTGTTAATGAATATTTATCAAAATTTCCGTTTTTTTCTAAATTATATTTTGATAATTTAATTTTAACTTCATCATTGTAGGTATTTCGTCTAAACTCATTTACGATAGCTAAATTGTAACCAAAACGACTATCGTTTGAATTATAATAATTAATATAATAATTTTCTTTATCAATCAATTTAAAAGACTCACAATACTCAATAACTTCAAATTTAAAACTATCTTTACCGTGTTTAGTATATGACTTTTGAATGTAAGAATTATCATGTAAACCTTTATCCAACATCCAAAAATGTTTGTACTCCCTTTTAGATAAATTCAAACTACTACCAATATAAACTTTATTGGTTACTACATTAGTTATTTTATAGATACCACAATTCACGAGTTTATCTAAATTAAAGGTTTATTGACTATAAATATAGACATCTCCGAATATTTATCAATTGTAATGAGTTCAGAAGTAAATAATATCAGTGCGGAATTAAGAAGAGACAAGGACCTTTGGAAATTGGGACCTGATTGTCCTAAAGAAGGGTTAATGGCGCACGCTTTATTTGACCATTTGGTCTATAGTAATGAGATAAATGCGTTGGATGAACAAGGTAAAGAAAGAAAAAGACAACTTGAGTTAAGAAAAAGTCAAATTGAAGATGAAATGCAAAATGACACCCAAGGGTTAAAGACTAGTTTACAACAACAGTTAGAACAAATTGATGAAGAGTTATCTGAGTTTAATGATTATTATGATGTGTATGATATCATCCCAAAAAATGAAGAATTCTATAGTAATATGGAAATTTTTGAAACTTCATGGGATAATAGCCAATATGCTATAGGTAATGAAAAAGAAGTGAAGTGGTCTGCTGAGGAATACGCAAAAGAAATGATTGAGAGTGAAGGTATAAATTTTTTCTCAAACAATTTTCTTGAAAATTATATTGATGATGATAGTGTTCAAAGATATGCTGAGGACATGTATAATGACTTGATTTACCAAGACCCTGAAAGTTGGTTGGACAAGTCACAAAGAGAAACTTCATATGTTCAAGATAATGAAATAAAGTATTTGAATTATCAGATTGAAAAAGTTAGGGGTGAGATTGTTAATTTACAACAATTAATGGAAAAATCGCCAAGAGAATTACGTGGGGTATTTGAAAATAAAATATCCCAATTGGAAAATAATGCCATCTATGAGTTTGAGCAAAAGATAGAAGAAATAGAAGAAAGTCCCGAAGGTGATTTTCCTGATGATTTAATTAATCAAGTGATTGATGGGAGGGTAAGTGATGCTATGGACGATACTTTAAGTTTTATTAGGGAATGGGATTTAGGACTTTCATACTTTATTTATGAAGATGATTTGATTGAAGGGTGGATTGATAGTGATGGTTATGAGATAATGTCTCTTTATGATGGTAAAGTTGATGAACAAAAAGTAGAGGGTGTTTATTATTTTATCATAAGAGTTGAATAAATAAAATGGTGTTTTATTCTTATGTAAATGGCGAGGAAGAAAAAATCATTTAAATTAAATCCTGATTGGATGCTCTCGCAACCAATAGATTTTGAATATAACAAATATACCTTACTTAATTACATTCAAAAATGTGAGGAAAATTTTGACGAGTTTAAAATTTATCCTGATTTTGTTGAGTTGGCACTTCACTTAGCAAATGTTCAATCTTTAGTTAAAGAAAAAAGATTACTACAAACAAAAAAGAAATTTGAATCTTGTGATGATGAGATTCTTTTGAAAGAACTTCAACCACTTAAGTTACCCGAACTACAAGACAGTGATTTTGGTGAGTTAGAAAAGACATTGGTTTTTTCTGGTAACAGATTGATGGACACCTTTAATATTGGGAAGTCCATTTGGTCCATAGTATATGAATCAACAACCATCAATCTAAAGAAAAACAAAGACAACATGGGGGTTGGTCACGGATACATCTATTATCCCAACAAAAGTAAGAAACAAGTATTTTTGTGGGAGTATTCAATCAGAAAGATGAAAAGAACCAAATCAGACGCCAAGATTTATTTTGATATGGTATGGAGTGGTGACCCTCAAGGTCAACGAGTTACCACGTTAGTTAAAGATGCAACATCGTGGAAGGACTTGGTGGATTTCACCAAGTTACCGATATTTGAGGTAAATACCAATGAGAATTTTCCATTTGAACAGACTTTGGTTCCGATGTTAAAGAGAAAACTATTGGCGTATATCCTTCAAAGTGTTCCAAAAGAAGATTGGGAATCGTTTGACAGTTTAAAAATTATTTCCTAATTTTGTTTCATGGGATTCACAAAACGATTCGTAGACCAAAAGAAAGTGAAAGTTCATTTGGAAAATTCCGATTTGAAGACTTTGTTCTCTCCGAGGGTTGATGCTTTTATTTTTATGGATACCTTATCATCTGATGTTTTTAATCTATTTCAACAGGGTCATGATGAAACCCAAATCTTTTACACACTTAAAAAACAAAACCAAAATTTATTTCTATGAAATGTATTAAAACAACAAAACAATTCGGAAGGTATGCTCTCGGTCATATGCTTCGTGTATCTGACAAAGATGCTGACCAAAGAGTGTCCACAGGTTATTGGACCTTCATTCCAAAATCAGAGTTCAAGGGGTCTACCGGTGAAAAGGAAGTAATTCACGAAGAAGACACCAAGAAAAAGAAATCAAAAGAAGTAGAGAAGAAATCTTATGGAAGGAAAAAAACTAAATAGTTTACTCTCTAAACTACGTCAACCTCTACACATCTCCTACATTTCAAAATACATTTTGAAGGAAGATTTAGAGACAACACAAAAAGAATTGGATGACCTTGTTGAAGAAGGTTTGATAATAGAATCTCCATTGTCGTCAAAATATTATGTCGTTCAAACTGTACAAAATCAGAGCTAAGATTGCTCGTGAGACACATTTGAAATTTGGGGAAAAATACCTATATTCATATGTGAATGGTGAAAAGAATGGTTGGATGTCAATACTTGGATTTAAAGTAGGTTGGACAAAAGAACCTCTTTTTTCGGTTAGACATGGTTATACTAAATCAATTAAAATTAAAGATTATTATTTTACACTAAAATGAGTAATGAAATGGTAAATCACCCAGCTCATTATGGCGGTGAGGATAATGTGTATGAAGTTATCAAAGTAATTGAGGCGTGGGAACTTGACTTCCATCTTGGGAATACGGTGAAGTATATCTCAAGGGCTGGTAAGAAAGGTAGTGATAAAGAATTACAAGACTTAAAAAAGGCTCTTTGGTATCTTCAAAGAAAGATTGATAACATAGAAAATGCTGGTTGAGGCAAGATATAATTCAAACCACAAAAACGGAGACAGACCATGGAAAGTGTTTATTGATAAACAACTCTTAAAAGTTGATTCAATAGAATTTCTGTGTCAGATAAACTCTTCTATTGGGTATAGGGATGATGGTAGAGAAACAGGTCATATTACTTGTGATGCTAAAAAAATTACCCTTGAAGATTATTGTTTGGTTATTGAATAATGAAATATAAATTAGCAGCAAGAGGTTCAATTTTAGATGGTTGGGTAATACAATCCGAGGATAAAAAACTTTCCATCAACTGTGTTGAATTTGAAGTGTCGGTTAAAACAAAAACTTTTATTGATAATAATCAAGCTTGGTTGGAATTTGAAACAGAAAATCCTATTATTGTTAGGGGACATAAGGTAACAATATATTAAAATGACAGAAAATTATTTAGGAAAAATAGTAAACGGAGATTGTATTGAAGTGATGAAGACCATGGAAGAAGGGTCTGTAGATTTGATTGTAACATCACCACCATATGGTGTTGGGATTGATTATGATGTTCACGATGACGATATGGTTTGGGAAGAATATTCAAAATTCACACAGTCGTGGATGGAACAAGCATACCGTGTGTTGAAAGATGACGGTAGGATTGCTTTAAATATCCCGTATGAGATTAACCGACAAGCCAAGGGCGGAAGAATCTTCATGTTAAGTGAGATATGGCAAATTATGAAACAGATTGGTTACAAGTTCTTCGGAGTTGTGGACCTTGAAGAGGAATCACCACACAGAAGTCGTACCACAGCGTGGGGGTCATGGATGAGTCCCTCGGCACCTTACATCTATAATCCAAAGGAGTGTGTTATCTTGGCATACAAGAAGAAACATATTAAGATTGTTAAAGGACAACCTGAATGGGTTGGTGAGATGGGTGAGGTTGAAGGTAAAGACGGTAACATGAGAGCCAAGATGATGTATACCGAACAACAGAAACGTGAGTTTATTGATTTGGTATTTGGACAGTGGAATTATTTTGCCGATACTCGTTCATTGACAAAGGCGACCTTCTCAATGGACATCCCAACCAAGGCAATTAAGATTCTCACATATAAGAATGATATTGTCCTTGACCCGTTTGCTGGTTCAGGTACAACTATGGTTGCGGCAGAAACTTTAGACCGTCGTTGGATTGGTATTGAAATCAGTTCTAACTACGCTAAAGTGGCAAAAGAAAGGGTTGGATTCTTTGTTCAACAAAAAAGACAACAGGTTTTAGAATTTCCTGAAAAATCCTAAATAATATAAATGTCTTGTTTTTTAACAAAAAAACTGGACATTTTAATCTTTCGTATATCTAAAATTACAAATTGGTTTTCCGTTCACCAATGGTAAACCATGTTGGTCAAGGGTGATAGTTTTTACTATCACCTTTTTATTTTTAAATCTACCCATCAAAATTGTGTCACCAACCTTTATATTAAGTTGTATCATAGTATTTATAATTAGTGTTTATATTCAAAAAATGGGTGAAATAGTATTAACGGAAATACAACTTAACAATCTAAAACAGAGACTAACTGAAGAGAAGTGGTACAATAATGTTTTGGATATTTTGGGTATTGTTGACCCGACAGGAATTACTGACTTTGTAAATGCCATTTCTTATTATAGACAGGGTGATACCCTATTTGCGTTTTTGTCTTTAATATCTGCAGTACCATATATTGGTGATGCGGTTGGTAAAACTGCTATGGGAACTATGAAAGCCGGAAGTCAAGGGACTAAGTACCTTAGAAATGCTGAAAAAGCCATTAATGCTGGTAATACTGAATTGGCTCTTAAGAATCTTAAGATGTTAGAAAAAGTTGAAGGACCTGCAAACAAATTATTTAAAACCGCTCAGAATTGGACTTCAAGAGTTGACACAGTAATTGATAAAATTCCGAATATGGGAGGATTATTATCAGGATTTAAAAAAGCTCTTCAGAGTTGGTCAAACTTATTTAGTAGTGCGTCAAAAAGGTCCATGGGTGTTAGACGTTTAATGGTAAACAAAACACCTCAAGAACAAATGAAATTGGTTCAAGGTTTAGAATCTGCTTTGAAAAGAGAAAAGTTTATGGACCCGGCAATATTAGGTAAACCAAACATCCTTCAAAGATTCCTTTATGGTGGTGGTCTTGGGTTTGGTAGATTCTCTGACCTGTTTGGGAAAAGTTCTCTAAGAACAAGAGTACTAATGGGTCAAACAAAATTCTATCTCGGATTTTTGGATTTTTTAGGTCTTGGTAATTTTGTTGGACCTGAAGAACTTTCAGGTATGATGAGTAAGGAACAGATGTTAGCTGCGATGAAACAGTATGAATCAACTCCTGAAGGTCAAGAAGCATTAAAAACTGAGTTGGGTGGAACTACAACAACTCAAGTATCACCACAGAGTTTAGCTGCTACGGGTGAAAAAATATCCATGTCGCCGATTACGTCAGCATTAACAAGATTAATGAGTCCAGTATAATGAAAGAAGAATATATTTTAAAATTAGTCCAAGTTCAAAATCAATTTAGATTTTTACATTGGCAAACTACGTTTGATGCTAAACATAAAGCATACGGAGACATTTACGAAGGTTTAGGTGTTTTGATTGATGACTTTGTTGAAGCCATGATGGGAAAATATGGGAGACCTGAGTTTCCTGCAGAATTTTCAATAATGTTTCAAGATATAAATAAATTATCTATGCAAAATTTTATTGATGGAATATGTGAGTTTTTGTTTTCAATGACTGAAGGTCTGAACTCAAAATTTGATACTGATTTATTAAATCTTAGAGATGAGATGTTAAGATTAGTTAACAAATTAAAATATTTATTAACTCTTAAATATTAATATGAAAAAGTTTGTAATAACAGAGGAAGAAAAGAGTAGAATTCTTGGCATGCACATTGAAGCAACCTCAAGACAATATTTGAAAGAAGATTTCAATAATGGTATGACCACTATTGAACGATACAATTACAATTGTGGAATCCAATGTTTTTTAAATAAAAAAGGTGTTAGGGATGATGCCGGTCAACCGTTGAAAATTGACGGTTCAATCGGTAACTACCCAAAATCAAAAAGTGCTCAGGCAATTGTCAAATACCAGTCAATGATTGATGTTTATCCTGCTGATGGTGTGTGGGGTGAAGACACTATGGATGCGATGCCTGACAAGGATAAAGTAATATTCAAACAGTGTATTTCTGATTACGGTGATTTATTTGATAAAATTGCACATTATTTTGGTTGGGATTGATGAAAAAAATTATTAAAGAATCGGGTTTACGTGATATTAATGCTTTGGCAAAAAGGTACCCAAAGGCTAAAATATATTTTCACCAAGATTTAGATGGTGTTACCACAGCAATTGCTATGAAGAAATACCTTGAGGATAATGGTATTGATGTTGTAGATTCTGAGGTTATCCAATATGGTGAAAAAGAGTTTGCAGTAAAGAAACCTGATGCTAGTGGTGATGTAATGCCCGTGTTAGTAGATTTTGCTCACGGTAAACCGATGTTTGTTATTCATACAGACCACCACGATACTCAAGTAGGTGCTGAAAAAGATGCTTCAAAATCATTTAGACAAGCCCGTTCAAATGTTGAGACTATATCTCAAATAATTTCACCAAAAGAATTGTTCCCAAGTTCAGACATTCTGTTGATTTCTACTGTTGACTCTGCTGATTTTGCAAAATATGACTTAACAACAAAAGAAGTTGTTAACTTTTTATTTAGATTAGACAAGGAAAAAGGTTTGGCGAGAAACAAAATGTTGTTAGGGTTAGTGACTAACAAATTACTCTTGGCGTTTAAAAACAAAAAAGGTTTCTTAGAGAGTTTAGTGATGGACTCTGAGCCGTCACTTTATTCAATTCTTAATAACATAAAGACTTGGATGAGTGTGAACACTCGCGAGACACCTGAAAGACTCCAAAGAAATTCCAAAGACTATATGGACTCAATGGCAAATCACCGAAATGTGAAAGTTGAAGATGGAATCATTCTTCAATATGGTATGGGAACTTTGAAAGGTACTGGTTCTTACGACAGATATACTCCTTTTAGAAACAATCCTGAGGCGGACTTTTTGATTATCATGTGGCCTTTGGGTTTGGTACAAGCATCTTGTAATCCATTCAAAAAAGATAGAGAGCTCAAAGGTGTAAATCTTGGAGAAGTTAAAGACGAGGTTTTGAATAAGTGGAAAGCACAACTTCAAGATAGAACAATTCCATTATCAACAATCAAATACATTGCAGAATCAGGTATGGGTACAGAATCAGTTGGATTCACATTCAAAGATTTTGATGCCATTTATGGTGGTAAGATTATGATGATGGATAATGGAGAACAAATATTAGATAGTTTAAAAACAATCATTGACAAACCATTCTCAGAGTTAAGTGAACCTGAAATGAAATTGTTGGATAAGATTGGTGTAAATGCTTGGGATTTGATTCAAGCCAATTCAGGTGGACACAAATGTATTACCAATATTTCGGGACTTAATTATTTGGGTAGAGCACAAAGACCACCATCAGGACCATATAGATATGACCCTGAAAGAGATGACGCACCATACATCAAATTTGTTAAGATGATTGGACAAGAGTTCTTTAAAGTCTTAAAGGAAAAAATTCAGGAAAGTAAAAAGGAAAATTAATCAACGAGAAACTTAACAGAATCTCCTTTTTTAATATTAAAACTTTTACAAGTACCACCTTCAATTTCCAATATAATATAACCTCTACCACAGTAACTCTCACAGTCTTCATCAACACATGGTGGACAATTGTGGTGAACCTTTGATATGATTTGGTCGTCAATGTAGATAATATCTAAAGGTATTATACAATTTTTCATCCAAAAACAATTAGTATGGTCGGTCATCAGAAACAACATACCGTTAAAATATTCGTTAAAAGTTTTGTTCATCATACCCTCAGCACGTTTACGGTAATCGTCCATAACCTTTACATTAAAGGTGTTATCGTCTATTTTAACTTTCATGATTATTTATAAATATGGAAAATTATAAAAGGTTGAGTGGTGTGGTCGTTAAAGTTAACGGTGAATGTTTGTTGTGCAAAAGAAACGGCAAGTCATCTTACCCTAATATGTGGTCAATTCCTTCAGGACACATTGAAAAAGATGAATCAACTAAAGAAGCTGCATATAGAGAGTTTTACGAAGAGACCGATATTAACATAGATAACTATGATTTAGATTTTGTGGGTATACTACCAAAAAAGAAAAAGACAGACGGTAGTATAAAAGGTATGATGTATGTTTATTTGTTGAATACTCACGAGTATATGTACCCTAACCTTGAAACTGCTCAAGATGGACATGAACATACTGAATGTGGGTATTTTGGATTGGACAAAGTCAATAATATGGATACAGGAGTGTATTTAAAAACAATTTTACAAAATATTTTTGAAAAAGATTGAACTTTTCAATAGTATAACTATATTTATAATCTCCACCGAAAGGTAGAGACACCCCACAAAAAAGTTTCACTTAGCCCCTTTGACAATTTGAAAAAATTGTTTTATCTTTGTGAGACACTCGGAAGAAGAGGAGTTAAATCCTCGGTTCACAATCCCACAACGAGTGTTTGAGAAAACATAGAAAGTTGTGGGATTTTTTATCGGATGTTGTTTAGCTCTTTAAAAATTTGATTACACCCGCTGGTACAACCAGCGCATGACGTGGATAGGTGACCGTGGGGAAGTGGGATTGTAATCATTAAAATATATTGTGAGGTATTTTTTTGGTTGTGTGGTGGTTTTTCGGTATATTTGTGATATTTATAATATATGAACAGATACCAAAAAGCCGCTGAAATCGGAAATAAAAAAAGAAGAGAAAAATCATTAGAAGATTATTATCAATCACCAAATATATGTAAATCTTGTGGTGAGGTAATAAGGGTTAATGATAACCAAAAAGTTTCTGAAGTAAGAAAAAAATATTTTTGTAATAGTTCTTGTTCTGCTAAGTTTAATAATTTAGAAAGAGAGAAAAAACAAAAAGAAGAAAAAAAAGAGATTGTAAGACCCGAAAGATTTAGTTTCTTTAATGGAATTACAAAAAAAAAGTTTTTTGAAAAGAAAGGGATTTATTATAAGTTTAGAGCCGAAATTAGAAAACATGCGCAATATGTGTATGAAAAAAATAAAGGAGATAAAACTTGTAAAGTTTGTGGTTATGATAAACACATTCAAGTTTGTCATATAAAATCTGTATCTTCGTTCAGTGATGAATCCTTGATAACAGAAATAAACTCAAAAGATAATTTAGTAGGACTTTGTCCGAACCATCATTGGGAGTTTGACCACGGATATTTAAAGTTATAAAATGGCGGGCGGGGGGCAAGGTGTTCCATGGGTCTCATAAGCCCACATAGCTTGGTTCGATTCCAAGGCATCGCAACTAAGAATGGGTTGACTACGGTCATAAAATCGAGGTTCCCTATTTTTTTAAAAAAAGATTTGACGAATTGAAAAGTTCTTTTTATATTTGTAGTGTTAAATAACAGATATGAAAATAAATTTCACATACAATATTCGGATTGAGAACGAGAAGTTCGGAACCCTCTTGAATGAAACTTTTGTTGATGGTGTTCAGTTTAAGTTATTTTTGAAAATGGTTCACGGTTGTTTGGAACTCAAAGGAGATTTAGATTTCTTCAATGGTACCGACTTCTTGGTTCACATTCCTTACAAGTATTTGGTTGACTCTATTGTTTTGACTTCCTTGGTTACACCAACAGTTGGTGAACTTAGTTTGTCAGAACATATGAAATCTAAGGTGGAAGCTTTAGTTACCAAATAATTTCCTGACATAATGTCAGGTGGTGGAGTGATTGACTGTCATTCGGTCAGTCCCAAAAGAAAAGGTCAGTTTCGGCTGACCTTTTTTATTTTTTTACTCTATCAGATAATCCTATTGGGATTCCCATATATGAACTGATTTGTTTTGTAAGAAATGATATCCATTCATTTAATGCATCGGAGTAGTCGTACGGGTTTTCATCCCATAAAAAATCTAATAAACCATCAATATCAAAATGTTTTATCTCTTCTTCCCCATCGTCATTTATATGTGAGTAGATTATATTTGAATTTGGTATGTCCCAATTTTCTATTATGGCTGTTACATATCTTTCATCATTAATTTCTTCAACATAAACGGATGAATTTGTAAAATCCAACTCAACGTATGACCCAGGTTCTAAACTATCAATATTAAACCTAAATGGTCCGTCTTTAGTTAATTTTTTGATTGACTTATTTAATAATGTTTTGGTACCTTCTTCACCTAAAGACTCGTTCATAGACATGAGAAATTCTGATTGAGTCATGTCAAACATCTCCAAATATAAATTCATATTTGGGTTAGGGTATCCACCGCGGGATTTTAAAAATTTTACTATGCCGTTAAAATCCATAAGTATTTTTTTTCAATTTCGGCAGTTGCGTCCGAAATTAGTTCAGTTAATTCCTCAGGGTCTGAAGTTACCTCAATAACATAATTGGACACCTTTTTATAATCGTTTAATAATTCAACTTCAAAATCACTTTCATCTAATTTATGTAAGTCATTGTAAATTGAGTTTGAAATTTCGGGAACAACACCATTTAAATTTTCTCTAAAATAGTTGGCAATCACAGGATTGAAGGTTAGATAAGTTATTGTTGTAAACATAGTTTTGTCGGGGTTTTCGACTACACCGTCTCCATCACATTCATGACATTGATTATAACCATCTCCATCGCATTCACCACAATCAAGTTCACCTCCACCCTGACACGAGGAGCAAAGCTCACCATCCACTTCTCCTGTTCCATCACAGTCATCACATTCAACTGTTGAACTACCATCACACATTGAGCAATCATAACGACCATCTCCACCGCATTCATCACAAGTATCTGAAATTTGGGCTTCGTTTTCGGAACCAAGGATTATTGCGGTAGTATTTTTAACTTTATTAATAATTTGGTCATAAGAATATCCTTCTCTATGTAGAAATAACATAATTGCAAATTTGGAATCATCATCATTTGTAAATTTCCTAAATCTTCCACCATACTCCCATTCCCACAATTTATTAATTTGTACGGTAATAAGGTCAAGTATGTTTGGTATTTGGTCAAACACATAAGAGTATTTCAAAACGTATTGATAAATTTTCTCGTTGGTCACAGTCTGACTTTTAATATAAATACAGTAAAAGTGAATTGATAGTATTTTTTTTCAATATTTGGTATGTATTATTAAAATAAAAATGGAAATAAAAATTACAAACCTTGAAATTTTGGAAAGACCAAATGATTTGGAACTCGGAAAATACGTTAGAGAAAAGTATTGGAATGAGCGTGATAACCGTTTGAAAAATTATGACGAACATGTCAAGTTAGTTACTGATGATTACGGACATGTCGTTGGTATTGAAGAACGTTCTGATGATGAGTATGAAAGTTGTGTTATTTGTGGTAGAAAAACAAGTTATACCAAAAACACACACGTTGATATGAGAAGGGGTTTTATTGATGGCGTTGGACAAGCTTGTGACGGTTCTTGTAGAATTTAAAAAAAAAGTTTGGCGGTTCGGATTTTGTGCGTATCTTTGTAGTGTTAAAAACAACCACTACTATGACAAACACAATCTCTACCCCGACCAAATCAATCATCAAAGTAACTGAAGGCGTAATGTCAGGAGACGTATTCTACGGCTCATTTGACACCATCATAGACGGCAAACGTCTGTCGGTTACGGTCTCTAACTTCCTTAAAGACACAGACAAGGAATACGAATTCCGTGTGGCAGGAAAATGTCAGGCAGGATTCATCACTATCCACGACACCAAAGGAACTCCTCACTCAGTTATTGCTGGTTACAAGAAAGATGCTTTGATTAACATTCAGGTGAAGGGCGAAAGTGGACATTGGTTCAACGTATTCACTACCAAAGGTGGTAAGTGGAACGGTATTGACAAAGGGTTCTTGGAAGTTATGACAGTTGGTGATATGAGAAGTTCTCACCCCAAAATGTGTGATATGAACATTTGGGATTTCATGGGAGCCAAAACTTGGGCAGACAAAGCCTTCACTCAAAACTAAGAGTGAGAATCCCCTCTGAAAAAAAGAGGGGATTTTTTTCTTTTTTGCTTGTGGGGATGAAGTTTATTTGTATCTTTGTATAACAAATAACAAACACCATGACAGACACCATCAAAATCACCGAGAAAGTTCGTAACTACCAAGGAAACAACAGTTTTATCAACAAAATGAAAGATTCCCTTGACCAATGGGGACGTTTAACACCAAAACAAATGGAAGCCGCAGAAAAATGTCTTAACAGTCAACCAACCAAGATTACTGTAGATGAGCGTCCCGAACTCAAACGTATCGTAGAATACACAGGGGAAAGTAAGTTCGTAAAGGACATCGCCGAGAAGTTCCAAAAGTGGGGAACTTTGACTGACAAACAAATCACAGCAGCAATTGCTCAGATTGACAAGGAGGAATACAAAGACAAGGTTCTTAAACTACGTATTCCGACTCCTGGTGAGACTATCTTGATTGGTCGTAAGATTGGTCAACAACTCAAAGAGACTTACGGTCTTGAGTTTAACCCAACCTTAATTGATATCACCAAGATGTTGGGTATATCACCAAAGGCTGTGAAGTTCCAAGGTAAGATGACGGTAAAACGTAGTAAGGTTTGTATGTGTTGTGCTAAAACTTTGACTGATGAGTTCTCAATGTTGACTGGTATGGGTAAGATTTGTTCTAAACACATGAGGGTCCCATACATCACCGACAGGTCTCAGGCGGAACAATACCGTGAGGACTACCTCAAAAGAGTGGAAGAGATTGGTTTGATGGAGTTTTGGATTCCAAGGTCACAAATCAAAAAGTGGGAGGGTGACAGGAGTATCATGTTGGAAATGTTGTCCTAAAGTGTAAGGGTCTCTGTAAAAGGAGACCCTTCATTTTTTATTACGAACTGCAACACTGAGCATCCCAAGGAGTAGAAAAACCAATATCAGTGGTAATAGTTCCTGTAACATTCAAATAAATATTTTTCTTGAAAAAACTCAATTGACTCGTAGAGTTGTTTACCTATAATTTTATTGTATGCAAACAAAAAAACCATCGGCAATCGTTTACGGTTGGCACACTTTGGGGGAGATTATATTACATTCAGACATTTACTGGGAGGAACACCTTCATGATGAGGTTGTGATTTATTCTTTACCCTATGAGAATACAGTCATTGAAGATTATACACAGTATAAACCTGACCTAATTATTTCTTTTGATGAGAACATTGAAATACCACATTTTCATCTAACGAGATTTCACATTCATTATGATGAACCGTTACCTGATATGGTTTTGGCAAATGTGATTGTATGTCAGTCTGTTTTCAGAAACACCGAATACATACGTCCACGGTTCTCAGTATTCACTCCAACGTATAAGACAAACGAAAGGATTTACAGAACCTATGAGAGTATGAAAAAACAAACATTCACCAATTGGGAATGGATTGTGTTGGATGATTCCCCTGATGATGTTACGTGGAATATCCTCAAGAAAATTGCTGAGAAGGACTACAGGGTAAAACCTCACAAGTTGTATCCAATTACAGGTGGTAACGTTGGTTTGGCAAAACACAGAGCGGCAACACTTGGTGATGGGGATTGGTTGGTTGAGTTGGACCATGATGATGCATTAACTTCAGAGTGTTTACAAATCTCTCATGATGCCATCCTTCAATACCCCGATGCTGGTTTCCTATACACAGACGTGACCGAGTGTTACGAGGATGGTGAATTCAAATACTATGACCACGATTGGTCAGGTGATTGGTACGCAAGACACGACAATTACTTTGACTTTGGATATGCAGGTCATACCAAAGTTATGGTTGATGGTGTGGAGAGACTGGCACATTGGTACCCCGATATCAATCCATTGTCCATACGGTTTAACATATCAATGCCAAACCATGTAAGAATGTGGGAGAGAAAACTATATCATGAGATTGGTGGACATAACAAGTTGACACCTGTTGCTGATGACTTTGAACTTATTGTTCATACATTTCTACATACACGAATGATTCACGTCAAAAAAATGTTATACATCCAATATAACAATAAAAATTCAACGGTTGATAACAATGCGACAGACATCAATCGTAGAGCAAGATTAATCCGAGACCACTATGACAAACGAATTCATGAGAGAATCATTGAGTTGGGTTTTGAAGATTGGAATTGGGATGAAGAACTGGGTCACTCTCAGAAGTTTCAAAACCGTGGGGGAGTGAGAAAGTATCATAATGAAGAACAAGTAATGAATTACATCTATGAATAATAACAAGAAAATTAAATTGTGTTTAAACGCAATGGTTGCCAACGAGGCACCAACAATAACCCGAATGTTAGAAACAGTGTGGAGACACATTGACTATTGGGTTATCCAAGATAACGGTTCAAAAGACGGAACTCAGGACATTATCCGTAACTTCTTTGCGGAAAAAGGAATCCCTGGTTTACTCTATGAGATTGAATGGCAATATCCAGGTTGGAACCGAGACCATACCTTGAAGACATGTCTCCAAACAGACCACGGATGTCAATGGATTTTGAGGATGGACGCTGATGAGATTCTTGAGATTGATGAAGATTTTGATTGGTCCGTATTGGATGACTTGAGTGTGGATTCTTATAACGTAATTGCACATGCAAACGGTATGAGATACTACCGAACTTGGTTGTGGAATGCTGACCGACCATGGTTCTTCCAACACGATAAAAGACACGAAACAATCCACTTACCTGAAATCGGTGAAGGGTTTGTTAGAGTTACTCTCCCTGAAGGATTCAGACATGTGGTTCACAGTGACGGACAGACTTGGAATGTTCCAAGAAAGTTCTTGAAAGACGCGTTGGAACTTGAGATTGACAAAGTGGTTGGTAATACCGTTAAAGAAGATTTGTATCACCTTTGGTATGTTGCAAAATCATACTCTGATTGTTGGGGTAAGTCTGACGAACTTCCATTTGGTTTAGACCACTCAAAAGAATTTGCTAGAAGATGTATTTTCTACTACGAAAAGTTCATGGAGTATTCTCACAACTATTATGTTACTGGTAGACCTGCAAGAATTGATGAGATGGCTTACTTCGCATTTATCTTGATGGGTCAGGCTTGGGAAGTAATTGGTGACTTGGAAAAAGCTGAAAAGTGTTTTCATCAGGCAGAGGCGTTCGCTCCAATAAGAAACGAACACTTACTCTACCTGTGTTTCTTCTTGGAAACTCAAAGAAGATACGATGAAATCTATGGATACTTACAAATTATGATGGGACAAGAAAGAGTGAATCCATTCCCTCAGATGTGTTTCTTGATTGAAGACCGTTGTTACCATAACACATCAAATTTCTTACAAGAGTGGTCAGATAAACTCAAACGTAGAATTGAGGAACCAGTATTAAGTTCTGACGGTGTTGAATTTGATTTCGAATAGCAAATATGATTACCTAATCGTAGGCGCAGGACTCTTCGGAGCAACCTGTGCCTACGAGTTGGGTAAAAATCATAGAGTACTTGTAATAGATAAAAGAAGTCACATTGGGGGTAACTGTTATACCGAAGATGTTGACGGAATTCATGTTCACCGATACGGTGCACACAT